ATGGAATTATACACAACAGAAAATGGAACAAACTTATACTATCGCACTGATTACGATCTAGGAGGCTATAACCATTTTACCGGACAAAACAAAGCAAGAGGCTATTATTTGGAAGTACGCCGCAATGCTAGGGAGTTTGGAGCATTTGAAGACTTAACACAACCAACGGGAGCCGCAAGAATGCTATTAATTGAAGTTACAAGAAAAAGCAAAAAGCAAGAAACAAACGCCGCAAGCATGGCACTTGAGAAAGTCGAAGAGATCGCACAATATTATAATTTATAAACGGAGGTTTTAAAATGTTTACGTTGTTTATTGCTATTATTGGTTTTATTGGAGTAGGTTATTTGCTAGGCAACAAAGAAATGCAAAGAAGTTTATTCCCTGAAGGTGAAGAATTTAAAGAACGTTAAAAGTATTTAAGGAATAACATATAATAAAAAAATTACTGAGGAGATCAAAAAATGATTACTTTAACAATGGACAATGGAAGTTGTAACGATTTTAAAAAGATTTCTATTAACTTTGAACATGTTGAAACTATTGAAGAGTTGGCAAAAAGTTATTTTAATTGGAGAACGCCAACAAAAAAATACAAGTCAATTTATGAAAGATTGCTTTCAATTGGTTCAAGTCGATATGATGAATTTATTTTATATTGTCATAAATTAGGATATTAAGGAGATCAACAAGATCATTAATATATGATTTTTATTGATAGTTTAATGATCTGAAAAAGTAGGGATATTATAAAATGGATATTTTAACGCTTGAAGGCACTGAAATATATATAAATTCTTTAGGGCTGCAAGATCAAAAATTGATATATAGAACAGAATTAAAAAATGAGAAAGAGGCAGCCGCCAAAATAGAAAAGTATTTAAATAGTAATTATTTAGATCACTCAAAAATAGTAGATCATAATTACAATGATTTTAAATATTTGTATATTGTCACTATGTTTAATGGTTTTAATACTTTAATAGGCTTTAAATTCTCAAGTGTAACGATATAAAAATTTCTTGAATTTTAAGAAATAAAATATAATAAAGTATTGAAATTTAAAAATATATGTGTATAATAGATCTTGTAAGGATAAGTAATTAATAAATTACAAACTAAAATTTTAATTTTAATTTTAAGGAGTGTACGCAATAATGTTAAATATTGAAAATTTAATAAATAGAAACATAGTAAAAATTAATGAAAAAGTTAGAAATGAAGTATCAGAATACTTCAAGGGTTTTGAGGAAATAACAGAAATTGAAGATCAACAATTTTACAATAGAATTCTTGAAGATTTAACAATTTTCTTATCTGTAAATAATTTATCATTTTCAGATGTACAGCAATATTATAGCAATAATGATATATGCGATGATTTTGATATTTACAGATTATTAAAATATTTGTATTACTTCGATAATGTAAAAGATTATCAAGAATTTATTAATGACTATGTAACGAACTTTGAAAATGAAATAAATATAATTAAAAAAAATGATAATTATATCTTAATTGCTTATGTACCTAATGAGGAATGGTAAGAATTAAGAAATAAATTATAAAAAACTATTGATTTTATAATGATAAAGTATTATAATTATAAATGTGTTAAGGTTAGTAAGCACACAAAACTAAAATTTTAATTATAAATTGAGATTTTAGAAATAAAATATAAAAAGGATAGGTAAATAAAATGGAAAACTTAACAATTAAAGAAAATCAACCAGCGATCTATATCACTAATTTAGGAAAATACACGGAGGGCGAACACATGGGGCAATGGTTAAATGTACCAGCTACAAAAGAACAATTTAATGCAGTATTAAAAAATATCGGTGTTGATGGTGTACATTATGAAGAATACTTTTTGACAGATTGGGAAAACATCGGCGGTATTAGTCAATATTCAAATATTGAACATGTAAACGACATGGCAAAAATTCAAATCGCTATTAATGAAAAATTATATAATTTCTTTGGTGCAGATCAAGAAACAACTTATTTTAATGATGATAAATATAAAGTTATGGAAATTTTACAAGACTACGCAAAAGAGCAAGCGGACGAATTAACAACCGATGAAATTGTTGAAAATATAGAAAGTATGCGAATTTTTGCACAAGATCAATATAATACATGTATTGTTAATTTTGCGAATTATTTAATTGATGAATTAGATTATATCAATTTTAAAGAAATTGAAAAAGTAGATCAAAAAGTTGTTAATTATTTTGACTTTGAAAAATTCGGAAATGATAAACTTATCGAATTAAAAGCCAATAGCGATGTAATTGTTGGCACTTATGAAGTGGGAAAATTAAACGATACAATTATAATTGTAACATTATTTTAATTAACTAATAAAGAAATAAAATATAATAAAAAGAGGTATAAAAATTATGAAAATCTTTGAAAACTTTGAGGAATTAAAAAAATATAATAGTGATCTTGCTAGTGAATTATTGGAAGAAAAAGGAGCGGGGGAATGGCTAGAAAATGAAATATATTACTACAAAGAAAAAGAGGACTTCGCACAATATGAAGTTAATGATGGTTGGTATTCTTCAATAATTGATACAAACGCAAATTTTAACGGTGCACCTGATCTATTTGACTATATCGACTATGAGAGACTAGCGGAAGGTTTAACGCAAAATTGGGATATTTCTAGTAATTACTTATCAAGTAATAATGAAGTTGTGACGACTTCTTACGGTTGGTAAATGTTTAATATTTGATAGTTAGCATTTAAGAATAATTAATTTTTAAGTGCTAACAATTGAAATATTAAATAAAAATATAAAGAGGTATGCAAAAATGAAAGAATTTAAATATTTTGTTATAAACGATAATTTAAGTGCATTAGCAGAAAGCGAAAGCGTTCAAAAAGTATTAAAAGATTGGATAAATAAAGAAATTCAAAATATAGCGGATAATATGGAGATTGACGACCTACAAGGCAAAAAGACAATAAAAGAATTACAAAATTTTAAAATTATTAATAATGATATTTTGAAACAATTTAATAATATTTGTGAAATTTTAAGAAATTGGGAAGATGTACAAAATGCCTATGATGTTAAATTAAATATATTTTCAATTAGTCCAGATAAAATAGTTTTAATTGATGATGAAACTAGCACGGGTGGAATAAGTTTCAATAATGAAACACTAGACGACTTTATACAAGAACTATCAGAAAATGAAAAAAGTCAATTATCTTCAATTAATAATGAATTGATTGATTGCGGCATTAAGCCGATTAATTCAATTAATTATGATCTAAGCAAATTCAAAAATTAACTAACATATAAAAATTTTAATAATTGATAGATTACACCATTTTTTAATGGTGTTATCAATTGAATTATTAAAAAATACATATATTAATTTTTAGGAGTGGACACAATGAAATTAAATGAAATTAACAAAGTAATTAAAAAAGTAAGTGAAGAATTAACAAACATTAACAAAAAATATAATACTGATATAAATATATTTTTTGAGGATAACGGAAGTTATAACCATGTTTTATTTATTAATAATGATGATATTGATAATTATATTTATTTTGATTTATATTATAAAGCGGCTTTCATGGTTGATTTATACGAATATAGCAATATAGATGAAAATGATTTAATTGAACAAATAAAGTTAAATGATGAAAATTTAACAGATGAACAAATTAATGCATATTTTAATAATCGTTATACACCACAAGAATATACTTTCACAATTGAAATAATGGCAGATCATGAAATAAACACGCCATATATTCCAGATCATTCTATTGATCTATGTTATCAATCAATTATGGAAGAAATAGAAAACTTTTTAAGTGATGAAGTGATGAAATAATGAAAAAGATATATTATATTGATTTTTTAGAAACTGAAAACAATTTTTTTAATGTTATATATTACCGACTAGAAAAACATAATAATAAAATAAGATTGTCAAAACTTGAGCGGGCTTTTTTTAGTCCGTTCAAAGCTGATTTTTTAAAGTATAATTTTGATGTATCAATTGAAAGGATAATAAAAATTAAAGAGTTTAGCACGGAAGAAAAGGCAATAAAATATATAATTAAAAAACATGAGTATTTAAAAAGTAAGTATTTTATTAAAAATGATTTAAGCAAATTCACAAATATAAATTATATATTTTCATATGAATATATGAAAGATAAAGCAGCGACACACATTTTTAAATTGCTTTCATATGGTGTTAAATATATTAATTATGATTTTTCACAATATCAATTAAACATCATGAAAGAAATTAATAAACAATTAAAAGATATATATAAATATAAGATATGTATAAAAACGGAAGAAACAGAAAACGGACAAATTAAAAGCACATATACAATTATCTAGCCTTTGCGGCTAGATAATTATATTTTGATCGTTTCATAAATAAAATAATAATTGATCATTAAGGGAGATAAAAAGCAATGAAAAAATATATCAAAAGAAATAGCGTTTCAAACTTCAAGAGATCGGACACAAACGGAATGAAGTGGGAACCATTTCAACGATTTACAAAATTACACGATCTTAAAAATAAACACATTAATTTTTTTAAATTAAGAAAATCATTGACGCAAGTCATGACTTTTAAAGAATGTGAAATAATTTATCAATTGCCAGCTAATACATGTGTAAGAGATTTCAAAAGCGGACTAATGAAAGCCGCCGAAGTTAGAAAAAGTTATACAACTTATTTATTAACTACAAGCGAGGCCATGCGATTATATGAAAATTATCACACGGAAAGAGCACACAAAGACGAGCGGCACCTATATAGCGGCTTTGATGGTAAAAAAATGAGTGAAAAAGAATTTATAATAAAATACGGTTCACAATATGAATTAATTGAATAATGACAAAGTAAAACGCTTATTATATTTTTATAATAGGCGTTTTATTTTGTTGTTTTTTCCTAGTATTTCAAGGCTATTAACACAATCATAATTTAAAATAAAACACGTATTTTATTATATAAATATGCTTTATATGGCCATTTAAGAGCCTATAAAAGCCATATAAAAATATGTGTATAGTACCATTAAAACACGTTAAAAGTCTTAAAATGACGCTATAAACGTTATATATAAGCGTATTATAATAATTAAATGGCTTTGTTATATGGTATTAATGCAGTTATATATACAATTGAGATCATAAAATAGCACATATATATTAATTAAATCATGATACTATATTTTAAAGTGGTGAAGTAGTAGCGAGATCAAAGCAGCGAACAGACAAAATGGAAAGAAAATAATAATATATATAAATAATTATATTTTGTCCGATGTTTTTTGCGATGGGTGGGGGTTTGGGTTTGCGAGGGGTGGTCTTTTTCAGAATGGTTGGAGGACGAAAAATATTACTATATAACAGCGATCCTAAAATTCCACAGGGGTTTTCAGAAATATTGCTATATAACAGCGAATGAGAAATTCACGGGGAAATATAGTTAAGAAATAAAATTTAAGAAAATGCAAAAAGCTATTGAAAGTATTTAAGAAATAATATATAATAAAATTAAGTTAAGGAGATGAAACAAATGAACGCTTTATCAAAAGTAGAATTAAATCAAAAGGTAACACATTTTAATATGAAATTAACTGAGTTGATCGAGAACTATTCGAATGAAGTTGGTATCAATTCAGAGAGAACTAAAATTGCATATAGAGATGATGTAGCACAATTCTTTAAATATTTTAATTGTAATAATGAAAGTACAACTGACGTTGTGTACATAATTTTTACAAGAAATAATATTGTTAAGTATCGCTCATACTTATTAGAAGAGAAGAAGTTAAGTGCTAGTACGATCAATCGTAAAATGTGTGCTTTAAAAGAGTTCATTAAATATCTTTCATCATATGGTTATAATATTGATATTAATATCATTAATCAGTTATCTAAATTAAAAACAACTAATAATTCGTATGAAGCTTTATCACTTGAAGAGGCATATGCTTTAATAAATTGGATCAAAGATAATGAGAATAGAAAAGCTTTAGATAAGTATTACTACTGTTTATTAGCACTTGATACTGGAGTGCGTGCAGAAGCATTAAATAAATTAACTAAAGCGTCATTTGTTATTAAAGAAGATGAAGTGATTGTTAAAGGTGTCGATAAAGGTAAAAAAGCTTATACTAAAGTCATTAGTCGTGAGTTTTATGATAATATGCACAATGATTTAAAATTCGATCAACTTAACTTAACTGATAACATCTTTAATTTCTCAGGGAAAAATAGAACTGACATGTTAAATAGGGCTAAAAAGTCTTTAGGTTGGGAAAATAGAAATATAACATTCCATAGTTTTAAAAAAGGTGCAGTAACATACGCATATGAATGCACAAAGGATATAAGAGTAGCTATGAATGTTGGTAGCCATAGTAACATGGAAACTACTCAACGTTATATAGCTGATAATGAAGAAGCTTTTAAAGGAGCAGTATCTAATAACTTCGCAACTGGAGTTAAAGATGTAGATTTTAATAATTTTGAAAAGGATCAACTAATTGAAGTGTTAAAATCATTACCAGAAGCTATTCAACTTCAAGTTAAAACCGAATTGAATAAAATTAAGTAACAACATGGAAAATGTATTATATCACTTAATGAAATTTATTATGCTATTTACGAATTATATTACTAAAATATCATAAAGAATATGTGTATTTTTAGTTTATTTCTAAAACAGTAATATGATATAATACGTGTAAGAGAAAACATATAAAAATTGTAGGTATTCTTTTGAAACATAAAATAAAGAATGCGAAAAATAGAAACCAAAAAATGAATATCTAAAAAACAAAAATCTAAAAAACAAAAATCGAAAAAATGAAATATAAAAAAATGAAAATAGAAATTTAGTAAGGAGGAAAATGATGAATAAAGAAGATGTATTGATCAATATTGTTTCAGAATTAAGAAACCAAAAAGACGATACAGCAATCGAGAAAATTGCTACAAATATGGAAAATAATTATAAAATTCCAAAAGGGCTAACTTATTCATTTACTTCAAGAGACTTGGATAGAAACTTCTTTGATACAACTGATTTAAGATTGATTACTTTGTATATTATGGAAGCTTTTAAAGTTCTCGGAAGAGAAGAAATGCTTGAAGATTATATACCAAAAGGAGAACAACAAGAAGCCAAACAATACGATTTTTTAGCGTATAACAAAGCTGATGAAGTTACTTTACCTTATGAATTTACACCAACTCTACCAGTAAATGACGTTTACAGTACGAAAATGTCGGTAAAAGAGCTGGGAGCATTCATGAATAGTGGTATTATTAATTATAATTTTGATATTCAAAGAGAAGCAAAATTGGAAATACGAACTGGTGAAATAATAAAAACACCTAATATCAACGAGAGAAATGTTAGAGAAATGGTAAACCATTTATTAAATGATAGTCTTAAAGAAAGTACAATCTATTTAAACGCTGCTCCAACGACTAGTAGTGTAGGTGATGAATTGATTTACGATAACTCAACGTACACATTAATAGTCACTGAAGATACAAGAATAGATGTATTAGATGGTTTCCACAGACTTTTAGCAGTTCAAAGAGCATTACGTGAAAACCCTATGATCGAATTTGAATTCAACGTAGTATTTAGTAACTTCACCACTTCTGAAGCAATCAAATGGCAAGCTCAACATTCAAAAGCAACTGCGTGGTCTAAAAATAGAATAAGTGAAATGCAATTAGAAAATCGAGCTTCAAAAGTAGTAAAAGCAATTAAAAATTCGGATCATGAATTTAGTTATTTAATTTATACAGGATCAAGATTAAAAAATGATAAATCATTGATAACTTTCAATAATCTTACTAATATTATAGATGAAATGTATACTTTAAATAGTAGAAAAGAAGAAGTTATTCTTGCTGAGAAACTTAGCAAAATACTTTCAAGAGTTAACGAGTTAAAACAATACTCAAACACTTTGAAATCTCAATATTATGTATACGCATTTATTAAATTGTTTAAAGAAAAATACAACAATGATGTTGATGAATATCTTCATTTATTGGATAAATTGGAAGAATACCTTAAAAATAATGATTTCAATTTCACTTTACAAAACACAAAGGAAAAGTTGGTCAAGGAAGAAACGTATTCTAAAGTATTAGAATTGTGCAAGGAGACATAGGGGGAAAGAGTATGAATTACTACAATCAATTTTTTAAAGATGAGTTCTTATCAACTATTAGTGAGGAAAACAGGGCGAACTTCCGATCACTTTTTAGGAGAAGTAAACAATTAGAAGAACAATTAAATAAAGATTTATATAATTTTACAGATAATGAAATTCAAATTTTGTTATTTAGTATTAATACTGCACAGAGAAATACCTTAGTTACATACCTTAACCAAGCAAGAAGATATTGTGACTATGCGATTAAAACAGGTAAAAAGTCTAGCAATATAAATCTATATAATACGTTTATGTATAGTCAGCTTGATAATTATTTGGCTAAACATAAATTAAAATACTTTTCTAAAGATAACTTTGATATCTCTTTAAAAAATGTAGCAAACGAATGTGATTATGCTCTATATTTAGCTTTATTTGAAGGACTAAATGGAAATACTTATAGTGAAATTAGTAATTTAAAAATTCAAGATGTTAAAAAAGCAAAAAACAAACCAAAACCTAATAATACTTATGAAATCGAACTAAGAAGTATAAATAGCGATCAAAGTATATCAACTAGAACATTGGATGTATCTGCCACTTTAATCAAGGCTTTAGAGAGAGCATATATGCAAGAAGATTATTATCTTAAAAACGGTGAAAGTACATCAAGAACAAGCCATAGAGTAATTTTAGATGGAGATTATGTGTTCAGAAATGTTGCGACAACTAAATATGATGACGCAAAAGTGGATAAGCAATATGTTTATAGAAAAATGAATTTATTAAAAGAAATAACTGATGGAGAAATATCTTCGGTATTAACTATGATGAATTCTGGTATTATTTATTATTTAAGTGAGATGGCTGATCAAAACAATCAAGTTAGTATTGAAGATATGAAATATGTTGTTGATAGATATCAATTATCTGTCCATGCATATTCTCCTATGTATACTTATAAAGCACTAGCTAAGAAACATAAAGACGCATTATTACTCAACTACAATGTAACTTTTAAAGAGTTATAAATGTAGATTGAAACCCTATAAATCAATATAGGGAATACATAAAAAAATAAAATATAATAAGGTTGTTGACACGCTCCTGATTTGATGTTACAATAATTATTGTAATTTGAAATCATGAGCGATCATGAAAAAATAAAATATAATAAAGAGAGGTTTCTTATGGCAAATTACAGTGTTCGAGTTACTAGAGACAAACCCTTTGGTAAGCTAACTGAAAGAGATTGGAAGAAAATTGAAGACGAAGCTATGGAAAGTATTTTTCAACTCATGAAGAAACATATTAAAGTGTATCAAATGAGTGATCCTAGTGAACGAACTTCAGTGATCGAATATGATTTGAATGTTAGTGACGCTAAGGTTTATAGTAACAAAGAATACAAAACTGATTTAGGTTTACAATATCATTAGGAAAGGAAAACTTATATGGACTTAAAGACAAGTTATGTGTCGGTTCAAACCGATTTTGGTAGTATGAATGGAAGAGTGTTAGATTTAGTAATGTTCTTGAGAAAAACAGCATTTAGTGATTTATCACGAATGATTGAACAAGAACTAATTCATTCAGAACCGTCTTATATAAGCACTGTGAATGACTCAGATATTAATGATGAGTTAATCGGAGATGGTTACGATGAGGAAGTTATTGTCGATGGAGAGCAAGAGGTACTTGATACTGAACCAACAGTAGAAGAAGCAGAGCCATCAACAATTGAAAATGAATTTGATACTGAAATCTCATCTAAGATTAGTAAATATGCAGAAGTTATCGGATATTACGATAAGATTATTGCAGCTAATGGAGAAGTATCAACGATCACAAACCCAGTAGATACATATATTAAAAAATTTAAAGAATTAAACGGAATTTTTCAGACTTATGATTACTTCGATGTATTTACACCAGCAACATAAGGAGGAAAATTGAAATCATGAAATTTATTGTTGTAAAACCCAGAGGAGACGCTAAATCCGGCGACTCAGATAAAACCGTTATTGATTACGACTTGAATAAAATAAATGATAAAGAAACTTTTATCCGCTCTCAAGTTGGAGATGTAGTGATGGTTGAGCAAATAGGAGATTACTTTGTTTGGTTTAATGAACCAAGAGGAGACTTTTATACCGAACAAGACGAATTAGTTAAAATTCCATTGAAAGCTCAAAGGAATTTACCTAATATACTTATTAATGAAAATTATTTAGCACATGGTAACGTAGTATTTACTGCAAATGCTGTAACATGTGATGGAGACAATTTATATGGACTTGACGATCAAGATTATGCGATTATTATTAATGCGTTCATGAGTACAGGTCATGCGATTGTTGAACATGGAGATGATGAAGCAATTGTAGTTGATAGAGTATTTGATGGCTTATTAAATGTAAGTCAAACAGATTATGATAATTACGATTATCCAGAAATCGAAGAGCTTGAGATACCTGATAAGGTTGAAGGAACTGGAGTAGAGTTTGAATATACCGATGAAGAGTATAATGGTTCAAATGAGTATTATAAGGCTCCGAGATCTGGCTCAGACGAAGATTTTAACGCAGTATCACCTGAAGAATTAGAAGCTGAAGAACAAAAATATTTATCTAACTTAAAAGAAATAAAATATAATAATAAAATGTACTAGGAGAGATTTAATTATGGCAGAAACTAAAAAACAATTCGAAAACAAAGTAAGCGTGACAGGAACATTAAAATCATTAGAGGTAACAGATTTAGTAACAGCTAAAAAAGTCCCAATGAAAATTGCTACATTAAGAATTGAAACTGGTAAAGGTGAAACACACACAGCTAAAATGATGGCAGTTAAACATTTTGAGCGTGATGGTGTTAAAACTGAAAATAAAAGTTATTCTGCAATTGAAACAATGCAAAAAGAATATGTATCAATTGAAGACATTTCAGAAAATAAAGCTGGAGAAGACGCAGAAGCAACAGTTGTTAACGTAAATGGATCAATGTCTATTAATATGTATAAAAATAAAGCAGAAAAAGTTGTTGAAACTAATCAAATTGAAGCTCGTTTTGTTAATCGTGTAAAAGATGTTGAAAATGCTCAATTTGGTGCAGAATTCACATTACAAACTTACTTAATTTCAAAAGGACAACGTGTTATTAAGAATGAAGAAGAAACTGATGAAGTAACATTCAAAGCAGCAACAATTGATTATAGAGGACAAGCACATCCATTTGAATTCACTGCTAATGATGAGTATGGCGTAGCTGAATGGATCGAAGATGAAGTTGAATTAGGTCAATCACTTATCTTACAAGGATTAATTATTAATAAATTCATCGTTGAACAAGTAGAACGCTCATCATCAGCTGGTATCGGTAAAGCAATTATTGATACTAGACGTGAAGTAGAACGTAAGTTATTAGTTGAAGGTATTATTCCAATTGAAGATGAGGATGATCCAAAATACATCACTGAAGAAGAAATTAAAGAAGCAAACAAAAAATACGAAGATAAGAAAACAGAAGTAGAAGCTTCTACTAATGGAACTAAGAAAACAGAAGTTAAAAAAGGTGTAGCAACTAGCAAACCTAAAGCTGCTAAACCAACAATCGAAATTGATGATGACGATTTACCATTTTAATCATCTCTAATCATCGAATAAAATCACAGTTTTATCTAGAAATAACATACATAATATAAAATCTGGGGAGAGCAATTCTCCCTAGTAATACCAATAAAAAACACAATAGGAGAGATATACATATGTCATTAGATATTTTTAGTCCAACATTATCAGTAGTACCAAAAGGTTTAGAAGGAAAAACAATTTTATTATATGGATCAAACTCAGTAGGTAAGACTTTGAATGCTACAAAATTAAGTAAACCATTCTACTTAGGTTTTGAAAAAGGTTTGAACGCAATTTCTGGTATTCCTTTTAACTATATTACAAAATGGTCAGACTTCAAAAAATTAAACAAACAATTTACAGGTAAAGATAAAGATAAAGCCCGTGAGTTATACGATACAATCATTTTCGATACAGTAGATATTGCTTCTATGTACTGTCAGAAATATGTAGCAAATGCACATGGTGAGAAGGATATTGCAAGTGGTAATGGTGGTTTCGGCTTATGGTCAAACTACAAAGAAGAATTCTGGTTAGAAATTGATAAATTAACTTCATGTGGTTATACAGTAGTATTCATCGGACATACTTCAGTAGATAAAAATACTGATCAAATCATTCCAGCTGGAGATAGTCGTTCAATGGGTATTGTAAGAGACTTAGTTGATATCACAGTTTATATCAAGTCTAATGGCGTTGATGAAGACGGAAATGTTGTTTTATCTACTGGATATGTTCGTGAAACAGAAGAATTCTTCGCACGCTCTAGATTTGACTTAATGCCTAACAAAATTGAACCATTCACTGCTGAGAACTTAGAAAAAGCAGTTATTAAAGGTATTGAACGTGAAGAACAACAAGGTGGAACAACAGTTTCATATGATGAGTTCGTTGAAAATACTAAATCTGAAGAATTAGACTTTGGAGAATTAAAAGAAAAATTAACAGAATTAGGAAAAGCTTATCTGAAAGCAGATAGATTAGAAGAATTCACACAAGCTATGGAAGATACATTCGGTGTAGATGTTAAAGTAGCTGACTTGAAAGAACGTCAAGTTGAAGCAGTATCTATCCTGATTGATGAATTAAAAGAAAAATTATAGAAATAAGTGATGTAATTATGAAGTCCAGTAGCTTTAGAGTTACTGGACTACTTTTAAACGAGGAAGTGGAATGCTTATGGCTAGATTAGTTAAGTGTCCTCATTGTAAAGAAGAAGATAACAAAGACGGTATGATTAAAAAAGGTCGAAGATACTGGCATGAAGAATGCTTAGAAGAACATTTGATCGAAATTGAAGAAAACAAAACCGAAGAGGACATAATCAAAGAGAGAGACAAACAAGAGAGAAAAGAACTGATTGATTTTATATTAGAGCTATTTGATATAGAAAAACCAACAGGCTTAATACTAAAACAAATAAAAAATTTGCATGAAGAATATGGTTACAGATATAAAGCCATTGCATTAACGCTAGATTACTTTTTTAATATACAAAATCATTCAACAGAGAATGCAAGAGGAATTGGAATTGTACCATATGTGTATGATGAGGCCTCAGAATTTTATAAGAATTTAAAACGAATAGAAAAACAACATAAAGAAATCGAAGAAACAGAAACTAAAGTTGTAACAATTAAAAAGACAAAAGAAAACAAACGTAGAAAACAAAAAACGATCAATATGTTAGAAATCTAAGAAAGTGGTGGATATAAAAATATGAACCTGTTCCCTACAAAAGCTATATGTAGTGCATTAGCTTGTTTAATGAAAGAGCCAGAATTATTAGAAAGTAATTCTATCAAATTAGATAGAACTGATTTTTATATAAAAGGTGAAACTAAGTTTTACCAAGTTATCTTTGCTGCAATTTATAATTTGTATCAAGATGGACTAACTACAATTACTCCAGCAAATATTGATGAGTTTTTAAGTCATTATGATAACTTATACGAAATTTACAATGAGAATGATGGTATTGATTTCTTATACAGTATAGAAGAGACGTTAGCTAACACTGACTCATACCATCGTTACGCTTCAAGAATAAGAAAGTTTTCATTACTTAGAGATGTAGTAGACAAAGGTTTCTCATTAGAAGGTGTTTATGAAGTCTCAGATGATAGAGAAGAGAACGAAGCATTCCAAATGAGATTTGAGAAGATGTCAGTAGATGACATTATTGACCACTATGAAAGAATAGTGAATGATTTTGCTAGTAAATTTAAAATCGGTTATGAAACTGATGGAGGTTTTGCTGGTGAAAATGGTATTGATTTATTCCACTCGTTTAAAAATGCTGCTCAATATGGTGTAACAACCTGTGGAAAACTTCAAAATAGTATTTTTAGAGGTAATCTATTAGGTGCTTCTATGTTACGTTCAGCTGCTACCAATACATTTAAATCAAGAACATCTTTAGGAGAAGCAACTGATTTAGCTATTAATCGTTGGTATAACTGGGAAACTGAACAGTGGGAAGATAAAGGTAAAGCTGAGAAAGTATTATACATAACAACAGAGATGGAACAAGATGAGCTAGAACCGACAATATGGGCTTATATATCTGGTGTAAAAGAAGAGAGAATTCGTGATTTTGATTTAACGAATGAAGAAGTTGGAATTGTTGAGCAGTCTATTAAGGACTTAAACGAGTGCCAAACATTCTATATTGAATATGTACCTAAGTTTGATCCTACCACAATCAACACTATCATTAAAAAGTATGCATTACAGTATGATGTTGATTATGTATTCTTTGATTATATTCACTTGAACTTCCAAATTATGATGGACATCGCTAGTAAAACAAGAGGAATGACTACTCGTGAAGATATGATTTTAGGTATCTTTGCTGCTGGTTTGGCGGAATTAGCAAAAGAATATAATTTCCATTTGTCTACGTCTACTCAAGTTAGTGGAGAAATTCAACATAGTAAGAAACTTGACCAAAACGTTTTACGTGGTGCAAAGAATATGGCCGATAAATTTACAAAGGCTTGTATTATGACTAGACCAACTAAAGAAGACGATAAGGTAATAGAAAAATTCTTAGCTAAAGGTATTAAGAAGAAACCTAATATGATTTGGCACGTATACAAAAACCGACATTCTAAGTTTAAAGGAAAATTATATTTATACATAGATTTTGACACAATGCGAATGGAAGATTTATTCATGACTAATGATAACGATGAGTTATTAAATGTTCCAGAGCGAGAGTTAAAAGTAGAAGAAGCATTACCATTTTAGTTAGAAGGTGGTTATCATGTTTGATAAAGATAAATTCAAATCATCACTAACTAATCATGATATCGAAAAAGTATTAGCGTATTATAACGCAGAAGGAACTGAAGGGAAAAATGGTGAAATAATAGCCGAAACTATCTGTCACAATAAAACAGGTGGTTCACATAAATTATACTATTATCCAGAAACTCAATTGTTTCACTGTTATACAGGTTGTGGATCATTCGATGTATTCACACTAATAGAGAAGCGGTTAAAAATGGAAGGGAAAGCTCATTCATTTATTGATTGTATTACAACTTTAGGAAAAATACTTGAAATTAACATTAATCTGACAAGCAAGGTTAAAGGTATACAAAAGAGTGTTAAAAAGATACATGATTGGGACTGGTTGAACAAAATACAGAAAAAAGAAAAAGTACAACCTCAATTGAAGATACATAATGAAAGAATACTTACATATTTTGATGAAATTTATCCTAAAGCTTGGTATCAAGCTGGGATAAGTTTAGAAACAATGGAAAAATATCAAATAAAATTCTACCCAGAAATGTTTCAAACGGTTATCCCTCATCACGATCATGAGGGTAATCTTATTGGAATAAGAAGTCGAAATTGGGATAAAGAATTCGTTAAAAAAGCAAAATACATACCAACTTATATAAATGATACAGGTTATAACCATCCCTTAGGATATGCTTTATATGGTTTATATCAAAATAAAGAAGCAATCATTCAACGAAAGAAAGCAATGATTGTAGAAGGAGAAAAATCTTGCCTATTTTCTGATACTTTTTATGGAGAGGATAATTTTGTTGTAGCTATTTGTGGCAGTAACATGAGTAAATATCAAGCCGAATTATTATTAAATCTTGGTATTGAAGAAGTGATTATTGCTATTGATAAAGAATATATGCAAGTAGATACACCAGAGTTCGATGAGTATATGAAGAAAGTTAAGAAAATAGGAAAGCTTTTTGCTCCCTATATTCAAACTTATCATCTAACAGATACTAACGGTGTCTTGAATTATAAAGATAGTCCTTTAGACGCTACTAAGAGTGAATTAGAAGAAATGATGAAAGTGGATAAACATATTTTAACTTTAAAACAAATTAGAAATGAGGACTAGTAATGAAAGTAAAACTTAAAGGAGAGTATACTCCGAACCTTGATCCTCTTGAGTATATTTTATCTAATAGAGGTATTAAGGAAGAAGATTATGAGAAATATATAAGCCCAACTGAAGAATTGCAACCAGATTGGAAGAAATTAGAAGATATTGAAGAAGGCGTTAAATCGTTAAAGAGTAAGATTGATGATGACAATGCTAAGATTGGTATATTAATTGACGCTGACCAAGATGGTTTAGCTAGTGGCTCAATAATGTATAAATTCTTAACTAAACAGTTACAATTTGATAAAGAGCGTATTATTGTTATTCCTCCACTAAATAAGTCTCATGGTATTAATATTGAAAGAGTATTAGAACATGGAATGACAAGTGGGGATATATTGATTACTCCAGACTCAGCGTCTTCAGACTTTGAGCAACACGAAGAATTATATAATAAAGGTATTAATACATTAGTTATTGATCATCACTTAGCACCAAAAAACAAAGATAGTAAAGCTATTATTATAAACAACCAATTAAGTGATGAATTTGAAAACAAAGCTTTAACTGGTTCAGCAATGACATATTTATTCTGTGTAGCTTATTGCGAGCTTTTAGGAATAGATTTAACAGTAAATTTAAAAGATTTGGCAGCAATTGGTTTAGTTGCGGATAGGGCAAACTTTGCTCATGATTTAGGTGCATACTATATGATGAGAGACGGTTTAAGAAAAGAAAATATTGATAGTTTAATGTTAAAAATGATTATTAATAAAAGTAGTAATCTTGAGCAAGGCGTTGATTTAAACGCTAAAGATATTGGCTTCAATGTAGCACCAACAATCAATGCAGTATTCAGAATGGGAACACAAGACGAGTTAACACAAGTCATTCATGGAATGTGTGAATTTGATTATACTATACATAATAAACGCAAGAAGATGGACTTACATATTAGTGAAGAAGCTTATTTACGTGCTATGGCAGTTAAGCGTAGACAAAAGAAACAAGAAAATGAAGTATTAGATAAGATTAAAGAACGCATTAAAGAAAAAGGATCAGATAAGCATAAAATCTTAATTGTTAATTCAACTGGTATTGTTGAAAATAATGGTTTAAATGGTTTAATTGCTATGAAATTAGCTAGAGAATATGGTAGACCAGTGCTAATGGTTAAAAGAATAGGGGAATACTTTAAAGGTTCAGGTCGTAATATAAATAATAGTCCTATTCCAGATTTAAATAAAATGTTAACTGATACAGGTTTATTCACTTGTAAAGGCCATGCCAATGCTTTTGGTGTAGAGTTTCATGTATCAGACGCTTTAGAAGTTTTAAAAGCTATTGAAAGTGAACTTATAGATGTTAACTTATCTGATATTGAGTATGAAGCGGACTTTCAATGGACAAATAATTTAGATAGTAATATTATTCATACCTTAGCTAACAATAAAGATATGTGGTGTAATGGAATTGATGAACCATTAATTCATTTAAAAAATATTTTAGTTAGAAAAGAAAATATAAAATTAATTGGTAAAACTGGTAATACACTGAAAATTAATGTCAATGGAATTGATTGTGTTAAGTTTTTCCTTAAAGAAGAACAAAAGAATGAAATCGTTACTGCACCAGATATTATGTACTTTGACTTGATTTGCACAGCGAGTGTAAACTCATTTAGAGGGATGAATACTCCTCAATTAATGATTGAAGAATACTCAATTAGTGACGCAAAGGATCATGTTGAGAATTATTTATGTGAAGATGAGTTACCATTTTAATAATTTAACTTTTTGAATAAAGTTGCCTCCAAATACGGAATTTAATAGTCTAAAAGTTTAGAGAGTGGGGAAACCACTCTTTTTTTATTAAGAAATAAAATATAAAATTATATTGTATTATATAGAAGTTTACTTTATACTAATTATAGAATTACTAATCAACAAGATACTATAAAGAAGAGGTAAATTACTATGGAAGATTTTAAATTAGAAATGTTAGGTTTCGGCTCAGCTTTTAACTCAGTTGAGTATGGTAACACATCAGGGTATTTTGAAAGTGACGATAGTATCTACATTATTGACTGTGGATCAACAGTATTTAATGAAATTCTAAGAAGAAAATTAGATTTAAGCAAAACTATTAATTTAATCATTACTCATACACATACCGATCACATTGGTAGTGTCGGTACATTTGTAGAATACAGTTACTTTGCTTTAGGAAATAAATTGGATATCTTTTGTGCCAAAGAAATTGAGAGTTCACTTATCACAATCTTATTAGCTAGTGGAGTTACCAATGAGATGTTTAATATACATAGCCATCATAATAATACTTTAGATATAGATGAGATTATTAATATAACATTTTATGAAGTAAATCATGTAGATACATTGAAAGCATTTGCGGTTGTATTAGAAGAAACAGAGAATGATCGTCAATTGATTTATTCTGGTGATATAAACAATTATGACGTCTTAAAAGAAATGTTTATTAGTATGATTTATAAAAATGTAAGTAGCATTTATCTTGATTTCTCATTAAATAATAGTCCAGTTCATGAAAATTCTTTAGAAAATCTAGAGCAAATCGTTGAATTATTTGAAAATAGTAATATCTATTTAATGCACTTGGATAATACCATTGAAGAATATGAATGGAATTTAAGAAAACATTATTCAGATAAAAAGGTCAAAGTAGCAAAATAAAAAAGACTGAGAACAGTTAAGTTATCAGTCAGAGCAAGCCTCACATAACATGTACTTTTATAGTAACTACACCATAAAAGAGGAGGAAATATGAGAGGTTCACCAATTGAAACAATCACTGAATTATATGGCTATTCAAAATAAATTATAAAAAATTTAAAAAAGTATTGAAGTATTTAAAGAAATAAAATATAATAAACTTAGTTAAGAATAGGAGGTAGTTGAAAGTGGGTTATTATCCTACAAAACAAGAATTACAGTTATTTCAATCTGAAAATCAAAAAGAACTAAAACAACAATATTCATTACTAAAAGAAATGCCGATCCAATTCGCATTAGGAACATCGCAACAGTATGGTATGGACGCAGAATTTAGAGAAATGATGAGAGAAATGGAAGAGCGATATAGAAATACAGGAGAAGAAATGTTCTACCATTTATCTTCAAGAATGAAATCAGTTGCCTCATTAGATGATGAATTGTATGAAGAGTTTTGCGATAATAAAAACTCACTTTACAATTGGTTTCCTAAACTTAAACAAGCAATTGATCAACAAGATTTCTTCAAAGTGCCTAAAACAAAAGTAGAGAGACTACCAGTAGAGTTAGCTCAATTTATTAGATTAGATTATCAAGACACTACTCAAGAGTCACGAGAAATTTTTAATCAAATAATATTTAAGTTATTAGAGTTGGAAGAAGATAAAACATATTTTATAAAAACAGGAACATTTAGTTCGAAGTTTCAATATCATAATGCAAGATGTACTGAACCATTAGAGATGGGAGAGTATTTCCAAGTGGTCAACAATTTTGCTATGGAAGTTGGAGCGGGGATGAGTGTTGATATTGTAGCAAGAGAATACATAGAAGACGTAGAAGAAAGCCCTACAATTTATAATGGAATGCCGCTTAGAACAGAATATCGTACATTTGTTAATTTTGATACAAATGAAGTTATAGGTACTGCACCATACTGGCATCCAGTTCTACTAAAAAATCATTTAAAACGTATGAGTGATGAACAAATGAGAAGAGATTATCTCACATATTTATCACAAGAAGAAAAGTTAAACTATGAATACAACAAATATGTAAATAAACTGCAAAAAGAAATCAGTAAATTGATTGAAAATATTGATTTAGAAGGTCAATATTCAATTGATATTATGAAAAATGGAGAAGACTTTTATATTATTGATATGGCATTAATGAGCGATAGTGCTTTAACAGAGTTTATAAATACTGAAGGTTTTGTTAAATAGGAGTGATCATATGGAATTAATGGATGTTATTTTAATGCATGATGAGGCGAAACAAGCTATTCATGAGATGTTAGAAAAAGAAAATAGATATGAAGTAGGAAGCAAAAATTATATGAGAATACAATCTTTAGAGTTTGCTTGGTCATTACTTGAAGATGAAAGACAGAAATTAAAAAGTTTACTTAGTGCAAATAAGATATACAATTAGGAGGGAATAAAGATGAGTATCAAAGATGATTTAAGAGAGTATGCACATTCTAAAGGCTTAAATAAATATAACGATGTTAAGCAAAAAATTGTAGGAGAAATTAAAGAAGAAATTGCCGGTTGCGAAAAAGAAGTAACGGTTAGTTGGGGAAGTTATGGCTTTGAAAATCCACCTTCAGTTTCATTACTTGAAAATGTGATGGAAGAAATTGATTTACCCTATGATATAGAGATTGATTATGATGTTTTGAGATTAAAAATTAAAATTAAAGAATTATATGAAGATTAAAGAAATAACATATAAAAGGTGATTGGATGAAATATAAAGTTATTTACTTAGATGAGCAAACAATGATATTACATGAAGAAGTTTTTACCAGTAAAGCAAAAGCGAAATACTTTCACGATTGTCTACCTTATTCATATAAGAGATATTTTAAAAATAAATAGGAGTGATATATATTATGCAAAAAGTAATTATTAAAAAGAAAATGAATTTACCAGAATTAATTCAGTGGGGCTTTCAAAATATTGATAAAGTTATGAGTAAAACTTTCATTGCAGAGAGAGTAAGAGGAACAATAGAAGGTAATTACGTTCAATTTAGTACAGATGGACATGGCGTAAAAATTGATGAAGGTGTTACAGATAAAGATATTTTTATTGTAGAAACTGAAGAGGTAATTAGCGAAAATACTGTTATACCAATATTATTACAAGTCTGTACTAATTTCACGGAAACTGATATTTACTCCGAGATTTATGAAAACACAAGTATTAAAGATGTTCTAGAAGATCAGATTACTGCGTTAGTAAAAACATTTCATCTAGTTAAAGAAGATGGAGAGCATATCTTGATTTGGAAAAACGGAAAAATTATAGGTGAATAATTATGGCATATGAAAATATAGAATTAGTTGTAGCGGCAATATCTGGAGATATTTATATGACACGCACAAAAGATGATGGAGCTATGGACACAAACAATAGACGTATAGCTACTAATGATGTAATGCGTGCAGCAGCAGAATGGTTTATTTCAAATGGAAAAACAGTTGCTCATTTTGGTGGTCATGGAACGTTAGCTTGGGTTCCAGCAAAAGAAGGTTTGACACCTCAAGAAGTAAAAGCACATATTGATCAACTAAAAGAATAATTAATACATATATTAAAGTTAGAAGAGAGGAAATCGAAAATGTTACCAATGAAAGTTTGGGATGAACAAGAAAAAAGAATGTGGTTTGTTCAAAGTTTACATATTGAGGATGAATGGATCAGAGCAAATGATGGTTCAATTTATGGAGAGAAAAAAGATTTAGTTAGAAATTTTAAGTTATTATATCCAACAGCTCAGACCGATAAAAATGGTCAACCTATTTATCAAGGAGATATTGTTAAAGTTGATAATCATCCTTTACAAACAAAAGATATTGATAATTTAAATATTAAAGTAGGAATGGATATCAATGGTTTATATGTAGTTGAATATATTGAAGAAGAAATGGCATTTGTGATTGGAGATTTAAAACCGAGAGCAGTAATTAGACACGCCGAAGTGGTGGGGAATATTTATGAGACACCGCATTTGTTGGAGGGAGAAAGTTGAAAGTAGGAGAACACCTTTATACATATAAAGCTAAATGCACGAAAGTAATAGATGGAGATACTTTAGATATTGTAATTGATTTTGGTTTTAATACATATGGAAAACGTAGAGTGAGATTGATTGGAGTTGATACTCCAGAGAGAAGTCAAACAAATTATAAGGAAGCAACACAGTTTACTAGAAGTTGTGTAGAAAATAAAGATATTTATATTCAGTCACATAAAAGTGACTCGTTTGGTAGATATTTAGCGAAAGTCTGGTTTGAAAATGAACGTTGTTTAAATGAGGAGTTGAAGAAATCTGGACTTCTTAAAGAGAACTCAAAGTGGAATAAAGAGGAGTAATAATATTGGATAAATTATTAGGAAGACGAATTCAATTAGAAAATGAAGTAGATCAGCTTCAAGAAAAGCACGAAAAACTATTAAAAGAAGCAAAAGAATTTAAATTTAAAGCTGAAGTGTTAGATAAAATCATTGAAGTTTACAAAAACAGCGATTTGTATTCTGATGAAGATGTAATGATGTTTATTGAAGATAGAATTACTGAACTAGAGGAAAACAATAAAGAATAAGTTGTATAGGAGAGAAATATAATGAGTAAACCAAATTTTATTAATCAAGCTTTAAAGAAATTATCTGACAAAGGAATGGATATCAGTGAAGATAAACTAGTGTTTCATCTTAAAGATGGATCATTAGAGATGTATATTGATCATGATGAGAAAACACTTAAAGTAGAAACACATGATATGAAAGTATATACTTCTGACGAACTAAAAGATAAAACTATGAAAGATGTAATTAATCAGATTACTAAACATCAAGAGAAATAACATATAAAAAGGATGATTTAATATGGAGGTTAAAAAGGCTAGGAAGAAACCAGTAGAAATTGAGTTTATGCAATTTAGTGATATTAACAGTGTGGAAGATATCTCAAGCTGGGCTGAGGGAAAAATTAAACATAAAGTATCTCATAAGTTCAATATAGGCTATATGTATATTGAAACATTAGAAGGTACTATGACTGCTAGTTTAGGCGATTATATCGTTAAAGGCGTAGATGGAGAGTTCTACCCAGTTAAACCAGATATATTTGAACAAACTTATGAGGTGTTGAAGCAATTGTAAAAGAAAAAAGGAGAGTAGAAAATGGAAATTAAACTAGATGTGAATATGACGAAAGATATTTTAACAAAAGGTATTAGATTTCATCGAGAAACAAACTTAGATAGTGAAGCTTGTAAAAAGATAAAAGAGTTAACAGATTTATTTGTCAGTGTAATATTTGAATTAAATATTGTTAAGGCACATACGTTATATGAACCTAATAACCTTAGTGGAAAAGAAATCAGAGAACATATAGATAAGTTTTTAAAAAGTGTTGATATTGAAACGAAAGGTTTTGAGGAGGAATAGCTTAGTGGAGCAATATAGAAAAGCTTTGAATATAGTAGATAGTTTCTTGACTGAAGAACTTGAGAACAGTTTTGGAGAAGTATCTAACTTGAAGGTTAACCCGTTTGAAATTTACCTTTTTAATAAGAATGAAAATATAAGAAAAGATTATCGTTTTGCAGTAGGAAGTAAAATTCTTAGTCAAAGTATACTGAACGAATTGGAGTGATGAAAAATGTATTTAAAACCCTGTCCGTTTTGTAATGGAGAAGCACGATTACGTTACTCTTTTAAAAAAGCTTTGATCGAGTGTTCGAATAGAAAATGTAAGTTACAACCATCTACTTTTCTTTACATGGACACAGATAGAGTGAGTAAGTTAGTAAAAGCTTGGAATACAAGAAAATATGAAGGGGAGAATTAATATGAAGTCAGCGTATCAAATTCAAAAAGAGTTGGAAGATAAAGTATTTAAATCAGAATATACATATGAACCATCAATATCAAATATTGAAGGAGAAACAATTGATCACGTCTTTTATGCAGCATTAAGCGTGAATACTGAATTAGGTTTGCCAGCAATTATCTTAGTAACAAAAAGTAAGAAGATAGTTACTTATTGCTTAGGTGTAGACGAATATATGAAAGAAGAATGCGATTTATTAGATATTGACGTTATGCAGAGAGCATATCTAAGTGAAGAAGACTTCATGCATAAATTTATTAGAGATGAAATTAGATTTGAAGGAATGTTCACAAAAGAGAAATTACCTTTTATTGATCAAGAAGCATTAAAAGAATATGAAGATTTCAAACATAATAAATATAAAGAAGCCGAAGAAAAGTATCAAAAAGAATTAGAGTATAAAAGATATTTAGAATTAAAAGAGAAATACGAAAATAAATAAAGAGAGATATAGGTTATGGAAATCGACAAAATATTATCAAATTTAAGTGCTTCAGTTGATTTCATTAGTATCGTGAAACCTTATATGAATACTGAAGAAATCATAAAGCTTAATAAAGCAGTTGTGCAGATTAATAAAGTAATAAAAATTTATGAGGATAAGCTTGAGGAGGAAGTAAAATGCAACAGCCAATAGACATTTTAATTATGTTAACGAAAGAGTATTTAAGATTATTAGAAAAAAGAAAAGAAGTACAACCTAATTTATCTTATTCTTACGAAAGAGTATCAAAAGCGAGAATTCAAAGAGCAGCATTAATGCTCAGAGAAACAATGTTAGATGTAGAGAATGGCAGATTAAAATAGTAGAGGAGAGTTTGTATGGCTTATGATGTAGACTTTTGGTATCAATCACAAGACGCTTGTCAAATTACGTCAGATTTTACTCCATTTTCTGATGATGATCAAGAAAGTATATTTATGAAATCAGAAGATTTCTTCACCATGATTGATGAATATAGTGATACTAATATGATGTATGACGCATGGAGAATGTTAAAAGAACAAGTAGATCAAAATGCTTTGGATATTATTAAAAAAATTGAAGAAGATTTTAGTATTGATGTAGATAAATTTTATAAAGAAATGAGAGAAAAACAATTATGAAGAATTTAATTAAACTAGTTATGTTTGTAACCGCATTAGCATTAGTAAAGAAAGCAGTAGAAAGTTTATTAGTGTACCTAGAAGCAAATGATGAAGTCGAAATTCCAGTCGATTTTGTGAAAACAGATCACTTACATTTGAATAAAATCTGAATTTTATCTTGAGAGGGAATAAAATATGAAAATAATAGAAGACCATAAATTTATAATTGACTACGCTAAATTGGATGATACAGTCATCAATCAAATAGTTGACGAAATACTTAAATATAATGGAGATAATGTTTTAGATTATCGCTGCCATGAAACCAATGGTAGAAAATTTATTATTGGTTTTGAAAGAGAACATACATATGAAGAACTTAAAGCGCTAGAGATTGAAAGAGAAATGCAATTAAAACGTGAAGCGTTAAATATTTTAGCTTCATTAGGAAACAGAAGACTTTTATAAAATAGGAGAGAAAAATGAAAACAACAGAATTTAAAGAGAAATTAAAAGAAATAAATTTATATTTAGTAGAAGAAAATGTGATATATCCTTATTATTCATCAGGTAGAAAAGAACAGCTTTATATTACAAATGAAGATGAAAATGAAGTTTATGGCGTTGTAAGTAAAACAGATGTTTTTAAATTTAGTACGAATCATATAGATTTTGATGATTTAAGTATTGATAAGAAAAATTTATTAACAGAAGCACTTCTTTCATATTCAAAAACTCCTATTGAAGAAAGAAAAGAAGAGAAAAAATATTACTTAATTTTAGGATGTTTACCTAAGTATAAAGGTTATTTAAATTTATCAACACGTCCAACTAATAAACATAATCGAGGTGAAATTTTCTTCGGTTGTAGAAATAGCAATACATATCAAATTGAATTCACTCAATCTGAAATTGATCAGTTCTCATATTTAATTCAAGATTTAATTACAACAGGAAATTTAATTAAGGTTGAAGTAGAAGCTCATAATAAAGCACTACTGAAAGGATATGAAAGTAATGAGTAATGCATATAACATAGAATTTGATTATAAAACGTTTGCTGAAGTAATCAGACAGGTAACAGAAATCACAGGAGAGACAGAATTACAACAACTGATTGATTATCTTAATATGTATTCAGATGAAAAGATTTCATTATTAGTACATGAAGGAGAAGTTCATGTAGGAATGTAAATAAGAGAGGAGAAACAACATGACTGAATTAATAAATGATGGTGTTTCATTAAAAATGGTAAGTGATATGTTATGGAAAAGAATGAAAGAGTTTCATCAACATGGTATTTACAATGACTTAACGTTAGATTTAGAAGACGCTTCTAGAAGAATTGCTCAAATTTTAAAATATAATGATGTTAAAGAAGTTACAGATAAAGATGAATTTGAAGAATACTTTGCGACAGGAGTGAAGTATTGATGACTAGAAAAGTATTTGTAGTTCCAGATATTCACGGGGAATATGATAAATTACTTAGGTTGATGGACAAGATATTGGATAAACGTACTAATGATGACTTAATTATTTTTTTAGGAGACTACATTGATCGTGGTAAACAGTCGAATAGAGTAATTAATTATATATTTAATTTGAAATCTAATGACGACAATATTATTACTTTATTAGGTAATCATGATATGGCTTTCTGGGAGTCAATGAGAAGTATTGAAACTCTAGATATATATGGTGTCGAGTGGTTTGCAAGATACTGTATTGAAACACTTGAAGCCTATCAAATAGATACGAAACCGCTCAAGTCTTTTGAAGAAGATAATCAAATGTTTTATACAGAATACTTTAAAAAGTTTGTAGAAGAAGTAAAAGCTTTGAAGAAAACAGAAGAGTATAGAAAATTTGATATCCTTATGTGTAATTCAAAATTATATCATCGAGAAGGAAAATACATATTTACTCATTCTGGTGGCATTCATTATAAAGATGTGAGAAAGCAAACAGTTAATGAGTTGTTGTGGTCAAGAGATTTTGCGGAAAGAAATGACGGATATATTCATGTATGTGGACACACACCAACGATCACAGGAACAGTTGAAGAGCATAATGATGTGTTGTTATGTGATGTTGGGGCAGTTTATAGAGATATTGAATTACCATTAATTGAGTTGGAGGTTGGAAATGATGAGTAATCGTTTAACTAAAATTAATTATGTTTTTACTAAGGAAAACGGATATATAATTTCTTTTAGTAAGGTTAGAGGTATATTCAAACATGGTGAATTTGAACCTAGTTATACACTATTAGAAGAAGATAGAACGTTAGAAGCTATCCTCTACTTTGAACAATATGAAGATGACTCAAAAGAGTTATCATTAATTAGAAAAATTTACGATTTATTTGATCAAATTCCAATAGAGTTAGCCGACTCAGAAGAGAATGAAGTTAGACCATTGATTGAAAGTAAGTGCGAAAAAATAGTGGGAGAGTTGGTTGGATAATGGAGAAAATAAATTATGGAAAAGAAACACTAAAATTAATTGAGCAAGGTTTTGTTGTCCAAGAAAGTGAATTGAGAAGATGTCAAGAGGATCATATAGAAGTTAATTACACAATAGATTTATTTAATAAAAAGCGTAGGTTATTTACTTCTGCTAGAAGTAAAGTGAGCTTTGATAAGTGTGCAGCACGCTTGGAAAAATATGTTACATCGAAATTACAGTATGAAGAAGAACAACAAAAACCATTAAAGACATTGATGAATAAGATTAAGGAATTAAATGATAAAGAATTCTATAATAAAACAAATTCTAAAGGAAAAGTAATTTCTCACAATGGTTATTCATTAATTTTTTCTGCTTATTATGATACTAACAAACCGAAAATTGAGATTTGTTATCTAAATGCTGGAAATACTTTGATAGATTTTGAACCTCTAAGTAAGAATTCAGTATTAAACAATGAAGGAAATATACATATCAATTCTAATAACTACACTAATAAATTTAGTGAGACTATTGGAAAATTACTAGGTTACATAAGTGATTATTTATACACCGATTTAAATATAAGAGAAGAAGAACTGAAAGAAATAAATAGTAAGTTTATTTCAAACCCTTACAAATTTCCAAAAGAAAGTGAGGATAAATAATGATTTACTTTGTAGGAGATTTACATTTTGGTCACTCAAATATTTTGGAATATGAAAAAGAGACACGAGGAAAGTATTGGAATTCAGTTGAAGAGATGAATGAAGGTTTAATTAAGCTATGGAATGAAACAATCACTAAAGACGATATAGTTTATAATATTGGAGATTTCTTTTTTAATATGAAACCAAAAGATGTTAAGAGAATATTAAAGCAATTAAATTATAAAAAGATGATTTTGATTGCTGGTAATCACGATCATAGAAAAATGATTAAGTTGTTTGAACAAGAAGGTATTACCGTTAAGTATGCAGATATGATTAAACGTGATGGAGTTAGATATTATTTAAGCCACTATCCAACTTTAATTGGAAGAAAAAATTTATATAATATTCATGGTCATATTCATTCTGACTTTATGGAAACAGGTTATCATATCAACGTTGATTATGATTTTACTGGTAAAATTGCAATTAGTTTTGATGAGTTGATCGAATTTATAGAAAAAATTCTAAGAAAATAGTTGTGTATATATGTATATACATGTATACTTATATTTGTAGTTAATCATTTGCATATTAATGTGACTGAAACATGAAAAGTAAAGGAATCTGGATGAAGAATAGAACACTGATATGTAAATGGAAAATTAGAAAAATAGTAGGAATAAAAAAGGAAAATTAAGGGAGGTCTGCAAATGGTTACTACAAGAAAACTAAGAAGAGCTGGCAATAGTTCAGTTGTTTCTGTACCAACAGAAGTGATCGCAGCACTCGGAGTTACAAATGGTGACAATCTTAAATTTAATATTGAAGATAATAAAGTAACCATTGAAAAGGAGGTAAACGAAGACGAAGAGTTTTTCAAATTGTTGGATGAAACATTCACTGAGTATAACCAAGCTCTGAGAAAGTTGGTTGACTTATAATGCAAAACATTAAATATTTAACTGAAAAACAAGTAATTGCCATTAATGTAAAAGCAATTCAAGAACTCTCACCTAAAGAACAAGTTGGTGTTAAAGTTCCAGAGGTTCTTAATGCTACTATTGAAGGAGTTAAACAATCATTTGGTGGAGTTGAACTATATGAAACAATCGAGAGAAAAGCGGCTTTTATATACAGAAATATAGTTCAAAAACATGCATTCTTTAATGCGAATAAGAGAACAGCTTTTACATCTATGGTTATTTTCTTGAAGTTAAATAAGATTAATTTTAATTGTACTCAAGACGAAGCGGTACAATTTACTTTAAAAGTGGTAGAGGATAAAACTCTTACACTTGAAGATATTGCAGATTGGATCAAAAGGCATTGTAAATAATGCCTTTATCCTTTACGAAAGAAATAACATATAATAAAAGGATGATTAAATATTGTTAGAAATATTAGAGTTTTTGAGTATTGTGATTATTACTTATGAGTTTACTGGATCACTAATGAGAATTATTGAAAGAATAAAATATAAAGAAGTTAAGTATAGAAAAAGAGATACATATTTAGTTTTAGCTTTATCAGTAATAACTGCGTCAATTATATTTATAGTTAATTTTTGGTTATATGATTTAGACACTTATTTAAAAATTGTTTTTGCAGTAACAGTAATTTATTTATTTATAACTTATGTGTCTTCTTTTATTATTCAAACATTAGACCAAGCAACAGAAAGTTTAAAAGATAAGAGATTGAAGCTTCAAGAGGAATATATCAAGACTTTAGAAAATAAATATGACAATTTGCAAACACGTTATAAAGTACTAGAAAACGTATTTAATAGATTAGGAGAGGTAGTGGCAGAAGATGAAAAAGGTAATTAAGTTTATTTCAAAAATTATGAATGAGGAAAGTTTATTTTATAAGTTCTCTTTATTTATTGTGATCGCTGGAGTATTAGTTTTAAGTGTCATGGCTTTAGATAATATTATTGATTTAATCAGATTTTTATTTAATTATGAACATCTAGTTATGGTTTCACCAATTGTTGCTTTAGCTATAATGTTTTATTCTCAAGCAAAATATCCATTAGATAAGACAATTAAATATAGTGATTACGCTAAAAAACGCATGTAATTAAAAATAAGGGTATCAAGTTGTGGCTTGATACCTATTAATTTAAGGAGGAAATTATGTATCTTATAGAGTTATCAAACAGTGAGGAAGAACGAAATGAAGTTCTTGGATATGTGGACAGTAAGAAAATTGCAAAAGAAATTTCTGAAACAGTTACTAATGAAGGATATGAATTAGAATATAGAAAAATAGACCATTTTAAAAGTTTAGAAGATTTTTATAAAAATCATACATACATTAAGCATTTGATAACGATCAACGTTAAAAATTACAAAAAAGAGACGATAGAAGTACGTGTAACAAACGTAACCAAGCGTGTTCATATAAGTGAATTCAAATACCCATTATACATGGACTTTTTGGGAACAAAAGGAGAATTAGAATTTCTTATTATTGGTTATACCACTGATTATATTAATACAAATATAGAATTATTATTAGAGCGGGCGATACCTAAAGTTAAACATAAAAGCAAGAAATATATTAGTAAACATATATTGCAATATTTAAAACAAATATTAAATGAAAATTTTATACAGGAGAACGAATAAAATATGAAAATAGCATATTTAAATGATTTACATATTGATAGCTGGATAAAATTTAATAATAACGAACATAAAAACAGAAAAAAGATAGAAGAATTTATTAATACTATATTCTCTAAAAGTGAAAAAGAATGTTTAGAAGCTGAGATTTTAGTGATTGCTGGAGATATTTCACATCACAATAGTATTAGTAAGTTAACTATTGAAGTATTCTCAAAGTATTTCAATAAAGTATATGTTGTGTTAGGAAATCATGATTACTATTTAATTAGTAAAACACAAATGAGAAGATACAAGGCTAATAGTTTAAATAGAATTATAGAATTAAATGATATGTTGGCAGATAATGAGCGTGTAGTATTATTACATAGTGCTGTTAACAAGGTTACTGATATATACAAAGGTTTAAGAATTGCTGGTTGTACAATGACGAGTAAGCCTAATACAGAAGAAGAGATTAGTTTCTATAATGGTTTTATGAATGATAGTAGATATATCCCAAATAAAGTAAACGACTTAAACAGTATGGATATGAAATCATATGAAGATATTAAAGAGTTTAAACCAGATTTGTTTATTTCTCATTATCCACTATTAATGACTTATAGTCATAAACTACATTTACATGATGGATCAAATGGAAGTTTCTTATGCAAAGTTGACGAACATATTGCTCCAATAAATTTTTTTGGTCATGTGCATGAAAGAGGAGATTATGATATAGGCAGTTCGTTTTATACCAATGCAATTGGTTATAAAGGTGAATTGAGTAATGAGACAATTGCTTTAAAAGTAATCAATATATAAAAGATAACGCTTAGTAGAATTAACTACTAGGCGTTTTTATAAAATTAACTATAAAATGTAAAATAGTTTTGGTAATCTATAAGTATTAAGTTATAGTGGAGGAAAAAATTGAATAAGAGTAAAAAAAGTTTAGAGAAGAGATTAGTAACATTAGCTATAATAACTATTATTGCTTTATTATTTGTAGGTTGTACGATGGAAATTGGTGGGAATATAAAAGAAATTAATGAAATGTCTGATAATGAAGTTAAAAAATTAACTCCGAGTGATGTAGAAGCTTTATCTGACTCTGAAGTAGCAGAATATAATAAGAGAATGGATAAAATTCACGATAAGGAATTAGATGATCCATCAGAAGAAGAGTCAAAATTAACTCAAGAAGAAGAGAATTCTATTGAATTGAAAAATCAACAAGAAGAACAAGAAAGAGCAAAATATAAACAAATTGAAGATGAATTGAAGCCAGCAATAATGGACTCTATGTATGGAGAAGGTAAAATTAATAAAGATTATTATTCTAAGCCAGAGATACACGCATATGACGAAAATGGTAAAACAATTGTTGAAATTGAAAATAAATGTAACGAATATAATCAAGCTGATTTAATGCTAAACTTTGATAAGATTGATATTAAAGTAGATTTTGATCAATGGCTAACTTCTTTACGTTGGGATGATGTGCCTAAAAATTATGATGAGGTAAGAATGAAAACAACTATTTACAATTGGCATAAAAAGGGAGATGAGTATGAAGCGACAACTTCAAAAAGTGTAGAAGATATAGAAAATGCTAATACCGATCCTAAAGTTAAAATAGAAAAAATTAATTAAGTAAGCTAACAGTTAGTACAATAATAGGTTGTACGACTATATAAAAATTCTGAAATTGTATTATTATTATATAATTTATAAATTGGTCATTAAAAATAACTTTTTAGAAGACTCTGCTAGTGATTTAATTGATATAGACGCTCTAGTTAGGGGTAAAGTGTTTGCTAAAAATATAGCTAGAACATGAAAAAATGTAGTTAAGAAAATTGGTAGAGATTTTATGAATGCAGCTAAAAACGTATATGACTCTAAAGTATAAAAAAGAAAGGGCGATAAGCCCTTTTTTATTATCCGTTAACTTCTTTTTTGAAAAGCTTTGCAAATACCGTTGCGATGATCAGCTTTAGTTGAGTTTTCATAGAATTTGTTTAATCTTTTAGTTTTAACACAACATTGACATTTCTTTTTTAGAGCTGCTGGTACAATTTCCATACCGTTTATGCATTGATAATTAAATTATATATAAATATTTTAAAATTTGCCACGACAAAGATAGAATAATAATTAAGTAATTGTAAAATTTTCAAGGTTAATCATGTTTGTCTAAATTGTAATGTGCGTCATTATTATTATAATCCGACCAACCAAAACCAACAGTAGTATTATTTTTGTATATGTCTCCATCTTTTTTATAATCTTTAATATCAAAATGACTAGTCAAATTATCATAGTCATAACTTTCAATTTTCTCGATGATTTTATCTGCTATTCTAATTGATTTCTCAATTTCTTCTTCAACATTACTTTCAAAAGGAGGAGGCAATTGTAAATGCAGTTCAGATTTGATTATAACTTTAAGAATATCTTTGTTAATTATAACTGATTGCTTAGTAATCTTATTGTTATTATTTTGCTTTTCTACTTGGAGTGTTTTTAAATCGCTAATAATTTCATCAACAATGTTTCCAATGTTGGCTTCCACAAAGTCTGGATAATAGAGGTCTTCAAATATACCCTCAATAATATTAGATAGTTCTACTCCATCTTCTTCAATTATAATTATTGGTATGTTTTCTATTTTATATTCTTCATTACTACTAATAAAATGATAAGAAATTGGTTCATAAATATCTGCGATTGATAAAGCTATAAGTTGAGCGGCAGCTCTGTCATCTTTATTAGTATGCTTATAGATAATATCCACCAATTCTTTACCAGATAGACTACAATAAACTAAATTATGTTTTATTTCTTCGCTCATCTAAAAACCACCCTGTGTAATTTAATAAGAAACTAATTATATTATACATTAATTTTGCTATACATATTAATGATTAAATAATTTATTCTATCTCACAAATAGACTTAAATTCTAATTTTCTAGTTTGATTACCTTGTTCATTAGATATTTTTATAAACTTTTCGAGCGTATCAATACTTTTGATATAACCAAATATGGAATTAATATATCCGTCTTGCCAATAATGTATTGTAGTCGGTGTTTGACTGTATAAGTAGTAATTTAATTTAGTATTTATGTCATCTATTTGATCGAATGAAAGACTTGGCATATCTACTTTATTTTGGTCTTTAACATATTGACTTAATATTTCATATTGCTCAGGGATAGTTTTGAATGCTTGCCATTTGATTTTACCTCTTCCTTGAGGAATATTTTGATCAAGGTATTCTCTTGGAATTTTTCTATAATCTGTTTCGTTTTTATACTCATCTGGGAGTGGCTTCAATTTTATTCAACTCCTATTAGGTTTGATAATTATATTATACGAACAAATGTTCTTATAGTAAAGTTTTTGTATAGATAAATTAATTAAAAAGACAGTCACTAAATTAATAGTAACTGTCTAAAGATTATTCTTAGTATAATAATTACGATTTATTATAGCGTAAAAAATTAATTAGATAAAGGAAGTAAGCTATTATGAAAAAGATATTGACGATTAATACTTCTTCAACCGCAAGATTACCATAGCGAATACTAAAGAATAACCATCCGATCAATATTAAGCTCAATATAATTAATATCCACCATTTGTATATGTTAGTCATTTTTAAACACCTTTAAATGTTTATTATTTGCCGCAGAACGTTGCTCCACCAGTTAAGCCGCCACCGACACCACCGCCGACAGCACCTACAACACCACCGCCTACTGTGCCAACTAGCGGCAATGTTACTGTACCAACACTTGCTCCAGCTAAGCCAACAGTAGTCGCTCCAGTAGTTGCTCCACCAGCTATACCAGCTGCACATTTTTTCCATCCACGTTCAGATGATTTTTCTTGTGCGTGTACAAATAGCTTGTCATTTTCTTCATAATAAACTAAAGTAACATCCTTACCATCTTTATCTTTAGCACTGTAAGGGAGTTGTTCAGTGTTACCGTTGTTTTTATCAGTTAAAGTAGCAATTCCGTTTTCATCAACATCGTATGTAACATTTTTGTTTAAATTAAATTGAGCGTCATTTTCTCCGACTTTACTAATTTGACCAGCTGCATTGTTATTTTGAGTCGTAGATGTTGTTTCAGTAGCAGCATGAGAAATATTTGAACTTGCAATAGGTGATAATGAAATTCCAGTAGCAACAGCTGTAACTGCAATTCCTTTAGATAATTTTGATAAGATTGTCATAATAATTCTCTCCTTCAAATAAAGTGTTTTGCAAAAAAAGACTATCATAATATAAAAAATTTATGTTAAACTTTTCTTAATCGTTCTAAAATCATTCTTAAATGTATAAAAAACTATTTACTTACTTTAAGAAATAAAATATAATAATAAAAGAAGGAGTGATAATATGATTTTAAAATATGACGAAAACAAAAAATCATTAGAAAGAATAGAGTTGGGAGAAGGAGAAGAAATTGCAAGTGTTGTAAGCAATAACCTAAACGGTTCAGCTATTACCTTAGGACATAAGAGAATTAGTATTGGTTTTTGGGTTAATGAAAACGCACTAGACACGGGAGAGTATACTCATATTACTGAAGTAGCTTTCAAAGGTGATGATCTTCCACCAAGTGACTTAGTTGGTTCTTTTATTATGACTGGAACGCAAGAAGATAAACCTAAAGAATTAAGTGAAGAGCAAGTTGATATGATCGAAAAGAATTTAAAAACTAATAGTATGACAAGTATGGAATATTTAGAATATGTTAAAAATAGTAATTAGGAGGAATAGATTGTGTGTAAGAAGAGAATGGCTTTACATAACCATACAATGTTTTCTAACTTTAGAATTATTGACGCTATTACGTCACCAAAAGAATTATTAACGACAGCAAGTAAACTTGGTTACAATGGTTTAGCTATTACCGAACATGAGAGTTTATCAAGTGCAGTACAAATGATACAAGAATTAAAATCTCTAAAGGAACAAAATATAGTAGATGAAAGTTTTAAATTAGTCTTAGGTAACGAAATATATTTAGTTGATAGCTTAGAAGAGGTTAGAGATAACTATGTTGGTGGAGGAGTAACTAAATTCCCTCATTTCATTTTAATGGCTAAGAATAGAAAAGGTTTTGAGGCATTAAGCAAGTTATCTAGTGAAGCTTGGAAGAATAGTTTCTTTACAGGTTTGATGGAGAGAACCCCAACTACTAAAGACTTTTTAAGAAGTGTGGCTACAAGTGAAGAATATAAAGGAACGATCATGGCTACGACAGCTTGTATTGGTTCAAGCGTTAATATTCAATTACAGAAAATGAAAGCGGCTGAGGAAAATGGTTCTTCATCTGAAGAAATAGCTAACTGTTATAACGCAACCAGAAAAGAATTACATTGGTGCATTGAGACGTTTGGTAAAGATGATTTCTATGTAGAACTACAACCAGCCGAAAGTGAAGTACAAATTTATTGTAATAAGCATTTAGTTAACTTAGCTAATGAAACTGGTTTGAAATGTATTGTAGCTAATGACACTCATTATGCAAGACCAGAAGACAGAGATGTTCATAGAGTATTCTTAAACTCAAAAGAAGGAGACAGAGAAGTTGATGAGTTTTATTACTATTGCTATATGCATAGTATTGATGAAATGAAGAAGCAAATGTCTTATCTATCTGAAGAAATCATTGAAGAAGCTATTAAGAATACTGAGAAGATTTATGACAAAGTAGAGGTATATGACATTAATCATACTTCAATTATTCCTAAGTCTACAATTCCAGAATTTGAATTATCTCACATATTTAGCAAAGCTTATGATACATATGAACATATTAAATACTTAGCGAATTCAGATAAGGTAGATGATCAATACTTACTTTATTTAATCGAAAAAGCCTACTTTAAAGAGTTACATTACAAAGGTATTGGTAGAGAGGAATTCCATCAAATATTAAAACGTATTGATGATGAATTAAGTGAAATTATTGGTATTAGTCATAAATTAAACCAAACTATGAGTTCATATTATTTAACTTGTAGAGAGATTGTAAATATTATGTGGCAAGATGATGAATGTGGAGGTAATAGTTTAGTAGGTTCTGGACGTGGTTCTGGTGCTGGTTTCTTATTAAATTACCTTTTAGGAATTACTCAAATCAACCCTTTAAAATATAATAATTTACCTCACTGGAGACATTTAACTAAAGAGCGACCAGAATTACCTAAAATGATTGGGTATTAAATGTGAACGTATGACAAAACGGTGTGCTTATTTAATTATAAGTGCTAACAGTATCAGTTGAATAAGACCGTCATTCAAGCCTTGCAAGGAGATAATGACATTTAAAAAGGACGAAGCCACTGACTAAGAGACTCTAAGGTCTATTTTAAGATAGATAGCTGAGAATACTGTGCCAAGCCATTTATATATGGAAGGTGCAACGACTATCCCTATTGGGAGTACAGTAGATTTTGTCACTACTGGAAGTGCATTTACATTAAGTTAATTAATGGAGATATAGTCTAGTCCGACTGTTTAAAACAGTGTTAAAGTATTACGAAAGTAACGGTATAAATGGATATAGATATAGACTGCGAAGGCTCTAAACGTCAACGTATTATCGGTGCATTAAAGAAACATTATGGTGAAGATAGAGTATTAAATGTATGTACATATGGAACTGAAGGTGCTAAATCTGCAATTAAAATGGCAGCTCGTGGTTTAAATATCCCAGATACAGAAGCACAATATTTAGGTTCATTTATTAAAGTTGAACGTGGTCAACAATGGAGTATTAAAGATACACTCTATGGAAACCCAGATAAAGATAGAAAACCAGATACTCAATTCAAAAATGAAATGGAGAAATATCCTAGATTACTTGAAACTGCTATGAAACTAGAAGGTTTAGTAACTAGAAGAGGTATACACGCTGGTGGTGTAATTATCTTTAATGATGAAGCTTATAAGAATAATGCGATCATGACTGCTTCTGGTGGAGATGTTCATGTAACTCAATATAATTTATCTGACTCAGAATACATGGGCGGAGTAAAATTCGATTTATTAAGTGTAGAGAACTTAGATAGAATTAGAGCAACATTAGAATTATTATCTAAAGATGGACTAATTGATAATACAAAATCACTTAGAGAAAACTTTAGTGATTTGCTGCACCCTAAGAATTTAGATTTAGAGAGTAATGAATACTTTGAGTTAGCCTCAACTGGAGAAATTAACGATTTATTCCAATTCCAAACTGAGATTGGACAAACAACTTTGAAGAGGGTACAACCAGAAACATTTGAACAATTCTGTGCAGCAAACTCGTTAATGAGATTACAGTCTGATGGAGAAGAACAACCTATTGATAAATACATTCGTCATAAGAATGATATTAACGAATGGTACAAAGAAATGCGTGAATTTGGTTTAAATGAAGAAGAAATTAAGATTATGGAAGAGCATTTATTACATGATAAAGGCTTAAACATTACTCAAGAAAACTCAATGGGGCTATCTGCGGACAATAGGATATCTAACTTCACTATTTTAGAGCAAAATAAGCTCAGAAAGGCCATTGCTAAGCCTAAAGGTTCGGCTTTAGACCAAATAAAATCTCTGTTTTATTCTAAGGGTAAAGAGTGTGGAGCAAGAGAAGTATTCTTAGATTATGTATGGAATGTCCAGTTCGCAATGCAATTCTCATATAGCTTCAGTTTATTACATACAACTGCTTATTCAGTTATTGGTATTCAAAACTTAGAATTGAATAGAAGGTTTCCACGAATTTACTGGCAAACCGCATGTTTAAATGTAGATAGTGACTCAATATCAACTGATAGTAAAGATATTGATTACGAAAAGATTGCTAATGGTATTGGTAAGATGAAAGAGAATGGTGTAACAGTTAAACTACCATCTATTAATAAATCTACATTAGAGTTTAGTCCAGACGTAGAACATAACGCTATTGTCTATGGTTTAAAACCAGTTAAGAATATTAATAACGAAATAGTGGATCATATCATTGCAAATCGTCCATATCATTCATTGGATGATGTGTTAACTAAATTATACGATACTAAATTGATTACTAATAAACATTTAATTTCTATTGTTAAATCTGGTATGTTAGATGAATTTGGTGAACGTAAAAAGATTATGATGGACGTGGTTAAATACATAACAGACTTGAAAACTAACTTAACTTTAGCGAATATCAAATTATTACTTGAAGCGGATATTCTTATTGATCGACCTGAATATGAATTAGTCTTATTAAGAGAAAACATCAAGAATAAAGTGTTAAGAAAAGTTCAAACAGGCAAGAGTAAAACTAAGCACAAAATCTTTAAAGTTGAAGATACTGAGCTTTATGATCGTTTAATAGGTAATGAAGCAATTGTTAATGTAGTAGGAAACTATTATGAAGTAGATGAAAAAGAATTCAAGAAAATCTTTGATAAGAAGACTAAAGATTTAAAAGAATGGTTAAAGACAGATAAACCTATTGAATTAGCAAATAGATATGTATTAAATGAAGCTTGGAAAAAATATGCATTAGGTAATTATTCATCTTGGGAAATGGAGACATTATCGTTCTATTACCATAAACATGAGTTATACAATGTAAACAAAGAGACTTATGATATTACTGATTTTAAAGAGTTGCCAGTTGATCCAGTAGTAGCAGATGTATTTAAATTTAAGGGTAGAGAAATGCCTAAGTATGAAATTGTTAATATTGCTGGCACAGTTATTGCAAAAAATGCACCTAAGAAGTCAGTAACTATTCTTGCTACTGATGGTTCAGTTGTAACAATTAAATATCATGGCAATTTTTCTTACTACGACAAGACTAGTAAACTTAATGGTAGTGTAGTTGAGGAGTCATGGTTTAAGAAGGGCAACAAATTGATATTTAGTGGCTTCAGACGTGGAGGACAATTTGTATCTAAGAAGTATAAAGACACCTCAACTTCATCTTCAACCAAGTTGATCGAAAGCATTTCTAAAGATGGTGTACTTAGATATAAATTAGAGAGAGACTATTTATAAGTTAGAGGAAATAAAATTTAAAAAGTTGAAAATTCTTATTGACGAGTAAGATATGCACATGGTATATTTTACTCAGAGATAAGAAATAAAATATAAAAGGAGTTAAAAACATGAGAGGGGTAAACATAATGCTACGTTTGGAAAAAGATTTGGAGAACTTACAAAAGGAGTTAAAGATATGTAGTAAAGAAATTTCTAAAGCTGATAAACAAGTAAGTGAAATACTTCACGACATTGAAACTAGAAACATGAATGCTTATCAAGGTTATTACCTAAGCAAAGAATTACAAAAAGTTTTAGAAGCGAGACGTTGCTGGAAGGATCGTAGACACGAATACTTAGAAGCTTTTAATGAACTTGGAGGAGAAGAAAAACTTAAAGCATTAAGAAGAAAAAGAGGAAAGAGAGTAAAACGTTATTTAAAAGGGAACAGTTGGAAAAATAATTTTTCTAAAGAAGCGTTAGCAATCTTAGAAGGATCAGCAGTTTAAAAAATCTGAATTTTTAAGAAACAAAATATATAAAAATATTTTAAAATACATAGCAATGTGCTATACTTAATTTAACACCTAAAGACTTAACAAAAATTAATTACTAATATAATTGATAATTGATAGGGGACAGGAAAAATGAAAGTATTAAACATTGACAAACATAATGAAATCTTAGCACTTAAAGAAGAAATTGAAATGATCGAAGACTATGGTGTTAATAACATGAACTTAGAGGAACTTCAATATCTTAAAAGAATGAGCAAAGAGTGTCATACATATATGAATTGTGTTAACTCAACTATTAACAACTTACAACTAAGAGATGAGCACAACAACACAGAGAAAAGTAAAGAGTTAAAATACTATGAAGAAAAATTAGAGCTGTTTAAAAAATACTTACCTCAATATGATGAGTATAAAAATCAGCTTGAGGAAGTATTAGCAGCATAGGAGGAAATCATGCAAGAGCTATACGAGATTTTACAAGAAATCAAAAACACTAACAGTAAGACTAGTAAGGAGAATATCCTTAGAAAACACAAAGACAATGAATTATTAACTGAGACACTAAAATTCTTGTTTGATGACTTAATTGTTACTGGTATCTCAAGTAAGAAAATCGCTAAGCCGATTAACCCAATGACGATTAATAATATTGATTTAATGAAACTTTTTGAATATCTAAGAAGTAATAATTCTGGTAAGGATAAAGATATAGCATATGCTAAAGGTATGATTAATAATGCTAGAAAAGTATTTGGTACTGATGTTGCCGATATGGTTAAAGGTATTATCATCAAAGATTATCCAATTGGTATTTCAAAAGTAACGATTAATAAAGTATTCGGCAAAGGTTTTATCTTTAAATTTGATGTAAGAAAAGGAAGCAAATTTGAAGGAAAACTTAAACCAAATGTACGATACGCACAATCAACTAAGCTTGATGGTGTTCGATCAGTAGTATTAGTTAATGATAAAGGTGTTCAAATCTTTGGTCGTAGTGGAAAAACAATTGATGGACTGAAAGAGATTGAAGTATTATTTAATAAATACTATGAACAAACAAATGCTCCTATGATGTTTGATGGTGAATTACTTGCGATTGATGAAACTGAAAGTATTCCTAACGATGAATTATTCAGAATTACTTCAAAAATCTTGAGAGTTAAAGGTGACAAGTCAGACATTAAATTTGTGATGTTTGATAATATGCCTTTGGAAGAGTTTTATGAAGGGAAATCAAAGCTTAAATTCAAAGAACGTAGAGATAACTTGTTAGCATTCTATGAGCAATTAAAAGTGATTGATCCTAAAGTTATTGATATTGTACCTATTCATTATATCGGTAATGACATGGCTGAAATTCAATCTGTACAAAAGAAATTGGAAGACAATGGCTTTGAAGGTTCAATGTTAGATGAAATTGAAGCTTATTATGAAGCAAAAAGAACTAAATCTTTATTAAAGTTTAAGACTTTCCATACCGTTGATTTACGCTGCTTACGTGTAGAGGAACATGTTCGAGGTAACAAGGTAGGAAACATCGTAGTAGACTATAAAGGTTATGAGTTAGGTGTAGGTTCAGGTTTCTCAGATAAAGATAGAAAGTTATTCTGGGAACAAAAAGACTTAATTGAAGGTAAAATCGTTGAAATTAGCTATTTTGAAGAAAGTAAGAATGATAAAGGTGGGGAAAGTTTGAGGTTCCCTGTATTCAAAATGGTAAGAGATGATAAAGATGAAGTAAGTTTAAATTAATTTCATAAAAAATAAAATATAGTATTGTAATCTATAAGAACATCAATTATAATTAAGACATAAATTATATAAGAGAGTGTGAAGAGCATGAATACAACATCTAATAACAAAAAGAAAAAGAGATTGATTACAGTATCTTCAGTAGTTATTGCAATATCACTTTTAATAATAATACTTATTGCGGTGATCAAACCATTTAGTGATGAAAGCAAGTATATAGTGAATTCTTGGGAAACTGACACTGAAGAATATATTACTTTCGATAAAGACGGAGAAGTTGATAGTGAAAATACAGATGGCACTGATATTAAGTATGGTACATACGAAATCGAAAGATATGGTAAAACAGATGAATACTTCTTGGTTGTGAATATGGAAGACGAGCCAGAAGCAACATTCAATGTGAAGTTTAGTGATGATCACAAAACAATGTATCTTACAACTGAGGACAAACAAGTAATCACTTGTGAGAGATAATAGGAGAAAATTTAATTTTCTCTTCAACAAGAAATAATATATAAAAATAGGGAGTTTGTTAGTAACGTTGGCTTCATTTGATAAGCTCCCTAAATAATTAAATAAGGAGACAGATATGAGTTACGAACAAATGAAATATGAAAAATATTTAAAGCATCGTGAACAAATCGCAACAATGTTAACAACGTTTTATGACAAAGCTGAAGAAGCACTACAATCTGGAGAAGGAATGGAAGAAGCACTAGAATTCATTGGCATTAAGTCGGATGAAATGCTTCAAAAAATTTAGGAGAGAGAAAATGAGTAAATTATATAAAGTAGCATATAACCAATTATACATAGCGAAAGCAAACAAAACACATGATGTAGATTTCAAATTCACGAAAGATGAAAACGAATATACACATATGATTATTAATACATATATTGATGGAACTGAACATACAAAAGATATTGTCATTACTAGAGAGCCTGTTCTAGATGACTTTGACTTAGAAGGAATTAACGAAATCTTAAAGACAAATAACATTAAGATTAAACGCTTGGAGGAGAAAGTAATTGAATAAAGAAAAAGATAGTTATGTAGTTGAATTGATCAGCTTTAAAATTTATATCTCAAAGGCTGACAATAACATCGAAGACATTGTTTATACAGAAAATAATACCTCATTAACTAAAAGAGAGTGGGATAAAGAAACTACTTCAAAACTTATCTTTGAATTAATCTCTTCAAGAATTTCATCAGAGCAAATCATTACTGACATGACACAAGAGATTGCAGACTTAGATGAGCAAATTAAAGAATTAAAAGGAGAGAATGACAAAGATGTTACCGAACCTAAATAAGCAAGGTATTAAAGAATTTGTTGTTGAAACAAATCAAATGGGAAGGCTTTTAGCGAGATTGCCAGAGCACTACTGGAACCAATCAAACAAAAAACTTCTCGCTGAAACAATTAAGAAGTTAGATAATATCACAGTAGATGATATAGATATTGAAGAAGTTGTACAATATCCAGATGTAGAGAAAAATGTTTACACTATTTGTATTCATGACTTCCTAAGATACGCTTTAATAGAAAGTTCAACTGGAGATATTACTTTTGAGCAGCTCGATTTCAAGAAAAAATAATATATAAAAAGGGGTAATTAATATGAAGGTTAAATACAATAGACCATTAAATTTACAAGATATTATTGATCAATTAAAAATTATGCAAGCTATTGGCAAGATAGACACTATTAGCGAACTGATTGAAGATATTGAATGGCTTAAAAAAGAAGATGTTGGTACATATCAAGACAAGTATCATGCTTTATCAGTAGATTATGGATATCTTCGAATGGAGAATAAAGAACTTAAAGAACAAATTGAATTCTTAGAGAGTGAAAGTGATGAAGACTAATGGAAATCTTAACGCAAGAAATTTACGACATTAGTTATTATGGAACACCACTTTATCAGGATCAAAAGATATACATACTTAATGGAGATTTATTCGCTGATAGAAAGGAACTTATCAGATACATATATGAAAGTAGTATTGGTTACATACTAGGTGGAAACAATCAAAAAGCTATTAAAAAGGAGAGAACTTATGGAGAAAGTAATTTATCTAGCTGGCCATATTCTTAATGAAGCAATGGTTGATTATAGAGAAAAACAACATAACCAAGTTGAAGCAATTGAGGGAGTAAAACCTTATAGCCCTCACCAAGACAAATCTATTAATGATAAGTCTAATGCAGTTCAAGAAGGTTTGGCCGAGAGAATTTTAAAGAATGATTTTACCGCAATGGAAAAATCAGATATCTATGTTCTTGATGTTTTAAATGAAGGTTTAGGAACAATTTCTGAGCTTGGAATTATTATTGGAATGAAGAAACAAGCTCAAAAAACAATTGATAGATTGAGTGTCTTATCTGAAGAAATAAAACATGATGAATATGGAGACAAAACAGAAGCTTATGATTTAATTCAAGACGAAATCTCCAAGCAAGAAAAAATATTAAATAAACCTGTTCTATGTTACTGTTCGGACATTAGACAAGGACACGGGAAACCTTATACTGATCCAGACCGTGCTGAATTTTCAACTAACCAGTTCGTATATGGAATGGTATTGGAAGCTACTAATGGTGAAGGTTTTATTACTTGGGATCAAGTTTTACATAGATTAGATTTGTTTGGAAGTGGCCTAATTGTTTGATAACCCAGAGGACTTTGACTGGAGTAGGCTACACTGGCGGGCAGACTGGAATGGAGAAGACTTAGGTTTTCCAGATAGAAATGTTGTAGGACACTATACATATCATGATTTAAATTTGTACATTGACACAGAAAACTTAGAAATATTACAAGCTTGGTTCGGAGATGAGGAAGATGAATTATAACCCTTTTCAGTGGACATTTAAATCAGAGCAAACAGCTAATGAATTTAATGAACACGTAGAAAAATCTGTACCATTCTATAAAGAGATACATAAGATTGTTAAAATTATCGGTGGTTTCTTCGTTGAGGATGACACAAATGTCTATGATATAGGATCGTCAACCGGTAATTTATTAAAAGGCATGAGCAATATACTAAAACGTAATGCTAATTATATTGGAATTGATAATTCTATTTATATGAACCAAGTAGCTATGAATGACGCTGATAATGACAATATCAAAATATTATCTGAAGACGTGCAAGATTTTAAATTCACAAATGCTTCATATATTACTTCTATTTTAACTTTGCAATTTATAAATATTGAGGATAGAGAAAAGATACTAAAAAATGTTTATCAAGGTTTGAATAAAGGTGGAGCATTTATCCTTGTTGAGAAAGTAAATGGAGAATTTGTACAATCACATGAAATCATGAACCAAATATATCATGATTTTAAACTTGAGAATGGTTTGACTTATGAAGAAGTGATCAAGAAATCTCAATCAATTAGAGGAGTATTAAAGCCTTTAACCTTAGAACAAAATAAAAGAATGCTTGAAGAAGCTGGTTTTAAGGATATAGATACTTGGTTTAAATGGAACAACTTTGTAGGAATAATTGCAGTTAAGTAGGAGGGATAACATACTTGATTAAAGTATTAGAACTTTTTAGTGGAGTAGGCAGCTTCTCAATATCCCTAAACACTTTAGGAATTGAGCATGAAATTGTTGGTTTTAGTGAAACAAGAAAAACTGCTACTCAACTATTTTGTAAATTACATAATAAAAAAGAAAGTGAAAATCTTGGAGATGTTAGAAACGTCTCCGCAAAAGATTTAGATGTAGACTTACTAGTATTCGGTAGTCCATGTCAAAGCTTCACAAGGGCTGGTAAGCAAGGTGGAGGACTTAAAGGTTCAGATACTCGATCAGCTTTAATGTGGGAAGCAGTCAGGATAATGGAGGAATGTAAGCCTAAATGGATAGTCTGGGAAAACGTACCAGACGCAATAAGTAGAAAAAACATGCCTAACTTCCAGAATTATATGGATGAGCTTGATAGCTTAAATTACAATACATATTATAAAGTTCTAAATGCACATGAATTAGGTTCAGCACAAAAGAGAAAACGTTTATTTTCAATATCTATAAGAAAAGATATAGATAATGGTAAATTTGAGTTTCTTGATTTAACAACGGAACCTAAACATTTAGAAACATACTTAGAAGATAGTGATCAACCAGATATCGCAAACGAACATATACATAGTCATCTTATACTTGGTAAAGATGAGAACGGTTATAAAATTAAAAATGGCACTAAGCAAGGATATTTATACGCAAATAATGGAGACGGAATTGACTTAGCATATGTTACTTCTAAAGCTAGAAGAGGACGAGTACAGGTCAAAGCTTGTCAAACTATTATGCGTGGTAAGACTTTAGGGACAATAAATGACGGTGTATTAAGGTTCTATTCTCCTAGAGAATATTGGAGATTACAAGAAATGCCAGATGAATTATATAAACATGTCGAGGCATGTGACTTCAAACCTAGTACAGCTTATGATGTTGTAGGTGGAGTGATCAATCAGTTACATCTTAAAACAGTGTTCTTATCGTTGAAAAAAGCATTTAATTGGTAAAGAAATAAAATATAATAATGCGAGGTAGACAAATGAAGAATTTGGAACTATTTTATGAAGCAGTAGAAAAATTAATGACAGAATACAAAAATGATTATCCTATCAATGAGAAATGGAATTTATCACGAGTACATATTAATGAATATAAAAGTAAAGTTACTTTAGATTTCACAACCAAATGTGAGTTGCCAGTAAGTATTGTTATGACAAATGGTATTGTATCTAAATTAATGAAGAAGAATATCAACTTTAATACATATTATCTTGATGAAATCAAAAAGCAATTAGAAGAGCGTAATAATGAAATGGATCATATTCAAGAAGATAAACGAAGAAGAACTAATCAAATAGATGAATTCATTAAGAAATTCTTGAAAGGAAATTAGAAATGGATAAAGAACAATTAGTAAGATTAAAATACAAGAAAAATAGCCATATGACAGCAGTACAAACTAATAATGATAAAGTTATTCAACTAGTACCAAACCAAGCATTTGATGTTATGTACAATCATATTCAAGAGAACGCAAAAGTATTTACAGGTTATAACGGAACAATTTTATATAGGTAGGAGAGATTTAATTATGAAAAGACTTTGTTTAACAATCATAGGATCAATATTTTTTGGAGCTATATTCTTTACTTTAACATTTGGTTTCTTTGAAATCGTTATGTTGATAAGAACGAATTTAGTAGAGACTGCTATCTCTCAAAAAGAAGTAATTCATCAATCAATAATTGGATATAGTGTCCTAACTACGTTGCTATTAAGCAATAAAGTAGCGAAACAAACATTAGAGGAGCATGGACAATAATGGCAACTTTACTTTTAACCCTTAATTTACTAGTAGTTTTGATATTTGCGACTGCGTACTATAACCAGTTAAAATCAATATTTTATTCCAAAAATCTTACAGGAATATCATCTATGTTTTGGTACTTAGTAAGCTTTTCAACTTTATTCAGTTTATTAAATGTACTACGAACTGGTAATGCTGAATGGTATATCTATTTAGGACAGTTCATTAACGCTGGTGTAGCATTAATCATTGTAATTTGGCTCAATTTTAAGAGAATAGAAAAACCAATTGCGGTTATATTCTCATTATTATACATACTATTAGCATTGGTAATCTTTAGTCATCTATCATTAGAAGTAAGTCAAACAGTAGCAACGATCTCAATTGTGTTAGCTTATATTGATCAAATCATTTACTTTATTAGGAAGAAAACAAGTGAAGGAGCTAACCCGTTACTGTACTTATTCTTTGCAATAGGTTTATCATTGCTAGTAACTATCTTTAGTTTAACAGGAGTTTCTATACATATTATTATTACAGAAGTTGCTAATATTTGTTTATTACTTACGTGTTTTGTATTAGCAAAAGTTTACTCAAAAAAATAAGAAATAAAATATAAAAAAACAGTTTACATAAAGTGAGTAAGAAAGTATTATTATGAAGTAGGTTAATTGAATGTAAATTTTATGTAAATTAATCTACAACTCCTTACTCAATGTTTAATAAGGAGAGAACAAAATGGAAGATATGAAGTTATACGATTACGCTGATCAATACCAAAACTTGATCAACTTTATGGAAGAAAATGATTATTCTTTTGAAGAAATGAAAGACACGTTAGAGTCTATTCAAGAAAGTGCAGAAGGTAAAGTCATCAACATCGGTAAAGTAATTCAAAAGTATCAAGATGATATAAAAGTCATTAGTGAGCGTAAGAAGGCACTTGATGAACTCAAGAAGAAAGCTGAACGAAATATTGATAACTTAAAACAATATGGCTTAGTTCAAATGTCACGCTTAGATATGAAGAAAGTTGCTTCACCAACATTAACTGTTTCAATTAGAAATAGTAAAGTTATGAACATCAAAGATGAAAGCAAATTACCTCAAGAATATATCACTGAAAAAGTTGAGAAGAAAGTTGATAAAGCAGCATTCAAGAAATACTACAATAGTTTACCAACTGAAGAGCAGGAAGCTATTGATTATGCTGAAATTGAAGTAAAACAGAATATCTTAATTAAATAGGAGGAAGCTAAATGCCAGTTTATACAAATGAAGGTTTAAGATTTGATAACGAGCAAGAGGCAATTGATTGGTTTAAAACCACATTGAATACTGAGACTCCAATTGGGGAATTGTATGAGAAATTACACGCAGTTAAAGAGTGGGAAGAAGGAGAGTTTGACCTTCAAGCAACAGGTTTAAATGATAAGGAAGTTCATATTCAATTAGATAGTCCAAGTCATGAAGGCAAAGTGTTCCGAAGAGTTCAATATAACTCATATGGTAATAATGAGCCATTAGAATTTGAAACATTAAAAGAATTAATTGATAATATGATCAAGTCAGTTAATGTAGCTTCAATCATTGCTTTTGATAAAGTAATTGAAATCTTAGAAGCAATTAAAGAAGGAAATGAAAAATATATTTCTGATCGAGTTACTAGTAGTGAAAATTTAGTGCTAACTGTACAAGCTGAACGAAATATGTACGATGGAGCAGTAGTTATTGCTATAACTGATGAAAATACTAAGGAACAGTATCAAGACTCAATTCCAAGTGATGAAGAAGGACGCATAGATATTGAGTTAGTTGAAAAAGCAGTGGAAAGTATTTTTATGAAACAAATGAGTGGTAAATTCAATGGTGAAGAAGTAACCGTTGATGGATATAAATTACAATTCTTATTAAACTATGCACATGAGAACGAAAAAGAAGTTGAAGTTAAAATAATTTGATACTGTGAGGAATATTTAATGAACGCATTAGAAGCAGCATACAAAAACGCAACATTCGATTATTTGGAAGACAATGATACATATGACAATACGCAAGACTTCAATGAAGCTATACATACAACAGAAGATTTCTTAGAAAATCTAGATTACAATTTTTATGATAAGAAATAAAATATAATAAAAGTAAGATGAATAGTGCAGTGGATAAAAGAGAAAACATTTCAGTACCTAGTAAACTATCACTTGCTTATTATTCTCGCACAAGACAAACGGAACGATTTATGGAGAAAGTTCTGGAGCAAATTCAAATAGATGTGCATAGAATAAAAGATGAACCATTAGAAATAAATAATTCATATGTGTTAATTACACCAACATATGACTTTGGAGAGGTTCCAGCACCAGTAGAAACTTTTCTAGAAAATGAAACAAACCAAAATAATTTGATTGCAGTTATGTCGTCTGGCAATCGTAATTGGGGAACTAATTTTGCAATAGCTGGAGATACGATTTCGAAACGATTTAACGTAGAGTTGATCGGAAAGTATGAACTAGCTGGAAATATGGTCGATGTAAATAAGTTAGTCGATTATATTAAAGGAAGGGTGATGTAATGGGACATAAGAAAACAATTAATGATATGTTCGATAAACAATTTGGAATAGTCTTTGATATGCAAGATGATATTATTAAAGACAATTTAAGGAAAAGAAATAGACATCAAGATTTACAGGCAGCTACTCAGACGCTTTACTTCTTATATAGCATGAAACTATTGGATCAAAGTAATTCATATGAAGTAATCACGCCTACAAGTACAACTACTAAGACAGTAGATAGAGATTACACTGACGGTAACGTTGGTTTATTAGAACGTGATGAAGAGCCTGGTGTAAATCAACAAGTATCTGATTATCTAGATGGTTTAGCTGAGAAGAGAGATATTGATCAACTTTTAGATAAGATGAACGAAAATAGAAGAAAGTTTATTGAAGATATTAAACGAATTAGATTAATGTCTGAAGCAGAATTTGAAGATTATTTAAGAAATGAAATATAAAAATATTAGGAGGTAATTGATTTGAGTAAATGGATCGAAAAAAACAATGAAATTATGAGAAGAGATGAGTTAGGGCAACTTAGCTTATCGAAAGACAAAGAAGCAATTGAGTTATATTTAGAACACATTAAGAGTAAAACAAAACAATTCTCAAATCAGATTGCAAGATTACGTTACTTAGTAGAAGAAGATTACTACATTGATGTATTTAAAGATTATAGTGAAGAAACATTATTAGAACTTTTAGACTATGCTTATTCATTCGGCTTTGAATTCCAAAGCTTCATGGCAGCAAGCAAATTCTATGATACATACGCATTAAAAACTAGAGATAAGTCACAATGGCTTGAAGACTTTGAACAACATAACGTAATCGTTTCTCTATACTTAGCTGGTGGAGATGTTGACTTAGCTAAGAGATACATTAAAGCACATACACTTCAAACAGTACAAACAGCAACTCCAACATACTTAAATGCTGGTCGTAAACATCGTGGAGAATTAGCTTCTTGTTACTTATTCACAATGGATGACACATTAAACTCTATCAACTTCATTAGAAGTCAAGTATCACAAGCTAGTAAGATTGCTGGTGGTGTAGCAGTTAACCTAACACGATTAAGAGGTCGTGGTGCTACATTAAAAGGTGTTAAGAATGTAGGTAAAGGTATCGTACCAGTTGCTAAATTAATTGAAGGTGAAGTTAGTTATGCTGATCAATTAGGTCAACGTGCTGGAGCTGGTGCTGCTTACTTAAACATTTTCCACTCAGATGTAATTGAGTTATTAAACACTAAGAAAGTTAATGCAGATGAAGATACACGTTTAGCTACACTTTCAATCGGTTTAATTGTTCCTTCATTATTCTTTGATTTAGCAAAAGAAGACAAAGACTTATATATGTTTGAACCATACTCAATTCAAGAAGAATTTGGTAAAGATGTAATCTTAGATGACATTAATATTAATGATTGGTATGACAAGTTCGTTGAGAATGAAAATGTTATCAAACATAAAATTAATGCTAGAGAAATGTTAAATCTGATCGCTCAAATTCAATTACAATCTGGTTATCCTTATATCATGTATAAAGATAACGCAAACAAAAACCATGCTTTAAATGAGCTTGGAGAAATCAAAATGTCTAACTTATGTGTTACTGGAGACACTGAGTTATTAACTGAAAAAGGTTATGTGAAAGCCAAAGACTTGTATGAAAGTCAAGAAGATTTGAAAGTAGTAATTGATAATAGAACTAAGAATTATGATATTAACAATAAAGGTACTGATATCGTAAATGCTATTCCAATGCAACTTACAGCTAAACAAGCTGAAATTTATGAAATTACTACTAAACAAGGGTTTAAAATTAAATCTACCGAATGGCACAAATATTATAGAAAAATAAACGACTCAATTGAAAAAGTTCAGTTAAATCAATTAGAGGTAGGAGATAAGCTATTAGTTCAATCTGGTAATGGAAGTTATGGAGATTTTCATGATCCAAAATTAGCATTCTTGATGGGGCTTATCGCTGGAGATGGGACATTTGGAAGAGACGGTTCAGTTAAAATTTATCTATATCACGAGAAGCAATATCTTAAAGAAACTATTGAAGAATTAGTAGCTTATATTATAGATAAATATAGAAATAAAAATGAGTTTTTACATCATAGTGCAAACTTACATCCTAAATTTGTTGAAAATAAAGAACTACAAAAATTAACAATTAGCAGTGTTGAGCTATACAAAATATTATCTAGATTTGGATTTAACAGAGAGACTAAATTGAGATTTCCAAACTTATTAAAAAATGCTACAAAAAATACAATAACTGCTTATTTATCTGGCTTATATCAAATGGATGCTTGCGTAAATACAAATGAAAAATATAAAGCAATGAGCATCGAATTGACAACAATCAGTGAAGAATTAGCAAGAGATATTCAAATGCAACTGTTAAATCTCGGTGTGTATTCATCAATATATCAAAGTGAGAGAGAGATAAGCTTATTACCAGATGGTAATGGCGGCATGAAAGAGTACAAAGTTCAAAATACATATAAAATTAGCATTCAAGACAGAAGCTCAAGAGATTTGTTTATGAAAGAAGTAGCTTTGAAACCTAAAGATATACATAAAGCAATGATTTTTAACTTAACATTGCGACCAAATAGTAGAAAACCGAAACATGATTTTACTGCCGAAATTACTGAAATTAAATATATTGGTAAAGAAGATGTTTATGATACCACACAAGAAGATTATCACTCATTAATCTTCAATGGAATTGTGACAGGAAATTGTACTGAGATCTTCCAATACATGCATGTTTCAGATATTAAAGATTACAACGAACAAGATGAATTAGGTCAAGATATTATCTGCAACTTAGCTTCTCTTAATATGGTTAAATCAATCGAAGAGAAAGCAATTGAAGAGTCAATTCGTACTGGAATGAGAGCTTTAACATTTGTAGCTAACAACTCACGTATTGAACATTTACCAACAGTTCATAAAGCAAATAAAAACAATAGAGCAGTTGGTTTAGGTGTAATGTCATTCCATAGTATGTGTGCTAAAAACAAAATTAGATATGGTTCAGAAGAGTCACTTGATTTACTTAATGTTTACTGCATGATGATGGACTACTATTCATTAGATGAGTCAATGAAGATTGCAGTTGAAAGAAATGACAAATTCTATGGTTTTGATCAAACAGATTATAAAGCTAAAGATGATAAAGAGTTTGGAGAATACTTCTATAAAAACAATCGTGTAACTAAGAATGTAGAACCAATTACTCCAAAAATTAAAGAAATCTTTAAAGGAATTTACATTCCTACTAAAGAAGACTGGCAACGTTTAGCTAGAGAAGTTGATAAGAATGGTTTATATAACTCATACAGATTGTCTATTGCACCTTATTGATTAGGGCGGTAATAAATAAATATTATTGATAAATCTCTTGAATTGCGAAGAAACCCTTAGAGCTTTAAGTACCAAAGTGTAATAATCTTAAAGATTGGGTAATACGCAGCTAAACCTTTTAAGTGTACGAAATACTTAAAAGGAGAGTTCAACGACTATTCCGTTGCGGGAAGTACACTCAAGTGAGTGGAAGCGGGAGATGGCTTACTTCAAAGTAAGTTGTGATATAGTCTGCTCTTATATGAAAGTATAAGCTGTCAAAATTGACGGGTTAAGATTAACGACCTTAACTGAACATAAAGGACACAATCAATAAGTTATATAACAAACTGTTCTTCAGCATTAACACCAGTTGTAGATGTTGTAGAGAAACGTAAATATGGTAACTCAGAAACTTATTATCCAATGCCTTATTTATCACCAGAAACAATGTGGTTCTATTCACCAACTGCATTTGATATTCCTCAAGAACATATCATCAATGTAGCAGCAGTAGCTCAGAAGTGGATAGATCAAGGCGTATCAACAATCTTATTTGTTAACAGTGAAATAGAGACAAACAAACTAGCAAGATTATATGCATATGCACATGATAGAGGACTTAAATCACTCTATTACACAAGAAACAAGCTTATCAGTATCGCTGAATGTACAAGTTGTGCAGTTTAATACATATTAAAAAACAAGACTCTAATAAGGAGATATACATATAATGACAAGAGAAATTAAAGCAAGAGCAACAAACTGGGACAAAGATAATTCAATAGCGTTAACTTATTGGAAACAAAATGTAAAACAAATGTGGACTGAAGAGGAATTCAAACCTTCTAAAGATTTAAGTGTTTGGAAGACTTTATCTGCAAATGAACAAGAAACTTATGTTAAAGCATTATCAGGTTTAACAGGTTTAGATACAACACAGGGAACTGAAGGAATGCCTTTATTAGCTTTCCATTATCCCGATGAAATTTGGAGAGGGGTATTTGCATTTATGTCTATGATGGAGAATATTCATCACAAGTCATATTCACATATCTTTACTTCACTACTTGAGAGAAAAGATACTCATTACTACTTAGAAGAATGGGTTCCAGCAAATGAATATTTAAATAAAAAGACAAGATTAATTACAACTAATTATTATAAATTACTTAAACCAAACCCTACTGATCGTGAAATTTATGTGGCAATGGCTTCATCAATCTTCTTAGAGTCATTCTTATTCTTCTCTGGTTTCTACTATCCATTGTATTTAGCTGGACAAGGTAAAATGGTTCACAGTGGAGAAATCATTCGTAAGATTATCTTAGATGAAACTATTCATGGCAGTGGTACAGGATATGCAGCTCAAGTTATCTTTGAAAAGTTCAGTAAAGAAGAGCAAGAAGATATTCGTAAAGAGTTAATGGAATTATTTGATCAACTTTACTTCAATGAGGTTGAATACGCAGCTTCATTATACGACAAGTTAGGTTTGACTGAAGATGTTATTCGTTACATTCAATATAACGGTAATCGTGCTTTAATGAACTTAGGTTGGGAGACAGTATTTAACCCAGAGCCATTTAACCCTATTGTAGAAAATGGTTTAAGAACAGATACAACTAACCATGACTTCTTCTCAGTTAAAGGTGACGGTTATACATTAGCGTTAAATCAAGTACCTTTACGTGATAAAGACTTTGATTTCAATAATGTTATTTCATACGAGTTATCTAACAAATTCTTACAATAAGGTAAATAATAGGAAAGGAATAAAAGCATGATTTTATTACAACCAACTAACAACAAAACTATTAATATTGCCTTAACGGGTAAAATGCGTTCAGGCAAAGATACAGTAGCAAAACAATTAATAAAAGCTTTTGAAGACGATAGCGATACAAGAGTAGTAATGTTTGGTTTTGGAGACGCATTAAAGGAATATGCACAAGAGTTATTCCCTAATAAATTTACTGATGGTCAAAAGCCTAGACATTTATATCAATGGTTTGGACAAACTATGAGAACTCAAGATGAGGACATCTGGGTAAGAATGGCAGCAGATAATATTAACCGTAGTAAAAGCTTTAGTTCTCTATTTAAGAATGCGATCAATGTTATCACAGATTTAAGACAACCTAATGAATATCAATTCTGTAAGGATAATAACTTTATCATTGTTAAGGTTGAATGTGATGACGCAGTAAGACTTCAAAGAATGGAAGCAATTAATGATGAATTTGATATTACAGATTTAACTCATGAAACTGAAGGCTATATAGATACATTTGAAGCAGATTACACTATTACTACTACTCATACTAATGAAGACGAGTGTATGGAACGTGTGAAAGCTTTAAAAGAATTTATCTTAAAGAAATAAATTATAATAATAAACTAATATATTAAAGGAGATTTCTATTATGAACGAAACAAAATACTTATTATTTGGATCACCAACTTGTATGCCATGTAAAAACTTAAAAGGAATTTTACCAGTAATGAACTTTGAATTTGAATATAAAGATGTTTTTGAGAACCCAGAATTAGCAGCAGAGCATATGGTTATGTCAACACCAACTATGGTTAAGTTCGTTAATGGTCAGAAAGTTGCTACTAAAGTTGGTCAAGGTGAAATTATGAAATTTGTAGACGAAGAGCAGAACAAATAAGGAAGTATACATATCATGGAAAAAAATAAACTGAAAGAAATTATCGAAGGAATATTCATTGCCTATGAGTACGACAAACGTACTCACGGGCTTGATGAAATATCAGTAAGAATATTGGATAGGAAAATATTTTATGCAACCAAGCAATTGAACGAATTAGAAGGAATTAAGAATATGTGTTTTAAAGCATATCACAAAGCAAAGCTAAGAAATTTATATTTAAAAATACACAATCAACAAATTTATAAACAATAAAGGAGAATTCATATGTTTCAACAAATTAAAAAAGGACAAATCGTAATCGACACAGTAACTAAGCAATATGGAAAAGTAATCGGAAGAGAGTTTAAAAACGCCAAAGGTGTAGAACTTTTAGTAGAAGTTATTGTTAATCAAAACAAGGAAGATAATACACGTACTACTAAATTGATCAAAGTACCAATTATGAATGCTAGACCATTCAAACCATCTAATGAAAAGAAAAAACCTTATGCTCCATACTTTGATGTAAAGAAATTCCATGAGACATTTGGACACCCAGTAGCAGAAGTACCTCAACCAATCAGTAAAGAGAGAGCAGTACAAAGAGCTGATTACTTAGTGGAAGAGTTAGTAGAATTCTTATGGTCATCTGTGGCTGGTAATGAGCATGAAACAGAGAAATTAGTTGATGAATTAATTCACTCAATTCATAAAGCTAAGAATAAATGTTTCAATAAAGGAGAATTCCCTAAGGAAGAAATTCTATTAAATCAAACAGACGCTCTTAATGATATTAACTACATTAACTATGGTTCGATTGTAGAAACTGGTGTGAACCCTAAGCCTATCTTTGAAATCATTCAAAAAGCTAATATGTCAAAACTTGGAGAAGATGGTAAACCAATTATTGATCCAGTTACTAAGAAAATTATGAAACCAGCTGGTTGGGAAGCAAACCATAAACCAGAGCCTCTTATCGAAAAAGAATTAAATAGACAAATTGAAGCAGCAAAACGTAAGAGAGGTTATTAATATGAATTCTGATAAATTTAAAAGAGAACAAATTAGATTAGCTATTGACTCAGTCGAGTCTTTAGCTCTTAATTCTGATATTTATATTAAAGAAGTAATACATACATATACTGAAGGTTTACATGGTACTAAAACTATTAACTTACAAGTTACATTTAAAGATGATATGCGTGGCATTGACATAGATAAAGGAAGACCGTTAGGTGAAGATGACTTTGCTAATAAAGTTACTTCTGAAATTGAACGATCAAGAAATGGTATGAAACAAACCCCTTTAAATAGAAGTACAACAAATATTTTAAGTAATAAACAGGTAGCTAATGCTAACTTTGATTTATCTAGGCAAATTAAAGAGAACTTAACTAAAAATGGTGATAAACATGCCTTTACAATGTAGATTATCGTTACCATTACCTACTTCATTAAATAAACTTTATGTACAACAGTTTTCTGGAGGACGATTTACGGGCAAGAAAATCTTATCTAAAGCTGGCAAGGAAAATAGAGAGGACATTATGATTAACGTTGAACGTCAGATGTCTTTACCTATTAATATTGATTGGGACTTTGAATATACTAAAGATCATTACATATATATGGATATAGAAGCATATGTTACTAGAATTAATGTTGACTTAGATAACACATTGAAGACTTTAAATGACTCAATAGAAGCTTCTGGTTTAGTGTTTGATAATGATAAGAAAGTAGTACCTAGATTTAATAGAGTATATATTGATCCAAGCAACCCTAGAGTAGAGTTAACTTTTACTCAAACTGGTTGGAATGGAATTTTTGATAAAGAAGACGAATATAATGACTTCCTAGAAGGTTGTCAAAGATGTACAAGGTATAGAAATGGATCGTGTTCTATTCTAAAGAAAGCATTAGAAAATAAAATACAAGAAGAGATTTCACTCGATGAAGATACTCTTATGTACTCATGTAGTAAATGGAAGGAAAAGAAAATATGAGTAAAACAAAATCAGTAAAGTTTTCCAAGAAAGTGAAGGATAAACTTAAAAATATACATATTAACGTAACACAAGAACAAATACATACACTCAATGGAATTAAAATATAATAAATTAAATTAAGCCGCCTGTCTAGGTGGTTTTCTTTTGTATTTAGGGTATAATATAAACATATATTATGAATAGGGGTTGAATTATAAAATGAGTGATAAAAGTAAAAGAACATTTAATCGTTGGACTTCTTCAGAAGAAGAACTACTTAAAAAATTATACGAAAAAAATATTACTTTAAATGATATAGCAGACTTCTTTCCAAATAGAACAAATAAACAAGTACGTGCAAAGTATGACTACATGTTTAAAACAAAAAAGAAACACGTTAAACCTTCTAAACGTTGGTCAGAAGAAGAGGAACAAATACTAAAAGATAATTATGATATTGAGTGGCCAGAATTAATGAAACTATTACCTAGAAGGTCACGTACTTCTATTAAGAAGAAATTATTTCAATTAGATTTACATCGACCTACACGTAAGATTACAGAAGAGGTTGAAGAGAGAATAATTGAATTAGCAAAAACACATGCTACTTCTGATATTGTGAAACTTACTAATTTATCAAATAAAAGTGTTTATGATGTATTAAATAAACATAACGTAAAAGCTGTAAATAAAAATCAATGGATAGCAACAGATGTTGATATTGAAGATGAGATAGATTTATCAGTTACATTTACTTTGAATAAGAATGGAATAAGAGGTGGAATTATAGATGAGAACTAATGAACATAACTTCCATAATATAGAAGAAGAAATCAAACATGTTGCTGTATATTTAAGATTATCTAGGGGAGAAGATGAAAGTGAGTTAGATAACCATAAAACTAGATTATTAAATAGATGTGAATTAAATAATTGGAGCTATGAGTTATATAAAGAAATTGGTTCAGGTTCAACAATTGATGATCGTCCAGTAATGCAAAAACTACTTACTGATGTTGAGAAGAATTTATATGACGCTGTATTAGTTGTAGACTTAGACAGATTATCTAGAGGTAATGGTACAGATAACGATAGAATACTATACTCTATGAAAGTGTCAGAGACATTAATTGTTGTTGAGTCTCCTTATCAAGTATTGGACGCTAACAATGAGTCAGATGAAGAGATAATTCTATTTAAAGGTTTCTTTGCTAGATTTGAATTCAAACAAATTAATAAACGTATGAGAGAAGGTAAAAAGTTAGCTCAGAGTAGAGGACAGTGGGTAAACTCTGTAACACCTTATGGATATAAAGTAAATAAGACTACTAAAAAATTAACACCATCGGAAGAAGAAGCTAAAGTAGTAATAATGATTAAGGACTTTTTCTTTGAAGGTAAATCAACATCTGATATCGCTTGGGAATTGAACAAACGTAAAATCAAGCCAAGAAGAGCTACTGAATGGAGATCATCATCAATAGCAAATATACTTCAAAATGAAGTCTATGTTGGTAATATTGTTTATAATAAATCAGTTGGAAATAAAAAACCTTCAAAGAGTAAAACTAGAGTTACAACACCTTACAGAAGATTGCCAGAAGAAGAGTGGAGAAGAGTTTATAATGCTCATCAACCATTATATTCAAAAGAAGAGTTTGATAGAATAAAACAATACTTTGAATGTAACGTAAAATCTCACAAAGGATCAGAAGTGAGAACATATGCGTTAACTGGTTTATGTAAGACACCAGACGGAAAGACAATGAGAGTAACACAAGGTAAAAAAGGTACAGATGATGACTTGTATCTTTTCCCTAAGAAAAACAAACATGGAGACTCATCAATTTATAAAGGTATATCATATAATGTTGTCTATGAGACACTTAAAGAAGTTATTCTACAAGTTAAAGATTATCTTGATAGTGTATTAGACCAAAATGAAAATAAAGATTTAGTAGAAGAATTAAAAGAAGAATTAATGAAAAAAGAAGATGAACTTGAAACAATTCAGAAAGCAAAGAATAGAATTGTTCAAGGTTTCTTAATTGGACTATATGATGAACAAGACTCTATTGAATTAAAAGTAGAAAAAGAAAAAGAAATTGATGAAAAAGAAAAAGAAATAGAAGCAATTAAGATGAAAATTGATAATGCTAAAACAGTAAATAATAGCATTAAGAAAACTAAAATTGAAAGATTGCTAAGTGATGTTCAATCAGCTGAGTCAGAAAAAGAAATAAATCGTTTCTATAAAACTCTTATAAAAGAAATAATAGTTGATCGAACAGACGAAAATGAAGCAAAAATAAAAGTAAATTTTCTCTAA